AGCATTAGATGTAGTCCATCCACCTGAAGTAAGGGCGTGTACCCTTCCTGCGGCAAGAGTCTGACTTCCAAACTCTAACACACGACTACCTCTACCATTAGCACCTGCAGATGAGGCAGTAGATGTATCTAACTTTATCTGACGCATATAAAGGACGCTCGCGTTACCCCCTATTATATTTCCGGTTATGTCTAAATCGGTTCCGTCCCACGTCAGATTAGCATCAGCGCCAAACGCACCTGAGTCATTAAATTGTATTTGAGTGTTGCTGCCTGCAGGTGTCCCCCCTCCTCCTGCTGCAATCCAATTCGTTCCGCTGCCTGTACTCGAAAGAACCTGACCATTTGTACCAAGGTCACCGGAGCTATCCTTGAATCCGCCTGTAACCTCTATATCCCCCGTAATCTTAACGCCTGAACTTAGGGTCTCAAACTTTTTTACATTACCAAAACGGATTTCAGTGGCTCCGCTTATGCTATTCATAAAGAAGAAGTAATTACTTCCTCCATATCCAAAAGCTATGAACCCCGAAGTACTACATTCTAACAGAATTAGGGTAAGGCCAACAGGAGCAGATAAGATAAGTCCCGTATTATTCGCCTTTATAACTCCCTCAGGAGTAGTAGGGTCGCCAAATTGAATCTCGATATCATCACCGAAAGAAATATTCTCAAGAAATTTAATAGCTGACATAGAGAGAAATTAATAAAGGGTGGGGGTTTAAACCCCCACCCTATTATGTTTATTGTAGACTCTGAATTAATACACGCAATCCTGCACTAGAGGCAGCAGCTGCTGTACTTATAGTGATATTATTTACGTCAGTTCGAATAACTTTACACTGTACCGTTTCAAAGGTGTTGTTGGCGTATATCTGAACAATAACATCCCGCGTGTTTAAACCGTGATTTACTACGTAGCTACTAACACTACCATTTCCTATGTTAGCTTTAAACTGAGTAGCCTCAATCAAGACATCTACTGCCGCATCAAATCCCGTTACCTGAGAGGTAGCGATAGCGATGGTAGTATCCGTAATTGCAGTTACAGCACCAAAGGCGTTAGTTGTAATGACAGGAACACTTGAAGCAGAACCTTCTGTTGAAAATGCAGTCTGAGCAGGAATAGCAGGTTGGCCTGCAGTCATACCTGATTTAAAGCCGTTGGCGGCGAGGAACTTGGAAATACCCTCAATACTATTGGTAGCCTTGTCGATGTTACTCTGAACCTCTGTCCAATCTGCCTCGCTAGTTGGGTTATCGATATTAGCAATAATTAAATCACCAATCTCTAGCGTAGTAGTAAAGAACCCCGCACCGTCACCTGCTATAGTTACTACATAGGTAAATCCTTTAAGAACAGCTGCGCCTGTAGGAGGTGCCGCAGATGCGTCATAAGCTCCTTGGAAGATTAATGCTCCTGAACCTGCAAGTGTTGTATCTACATAGTTCTTAGAAGCTGCTGAAGCTGCTGCACTTGGAACCTGAGGAATAGTTACCTGACCTGTGAATGTAGCCGTCGTGCCTGTCAAGTTACCCGTAAGAGTAGCCGCTACCGCACTCATGTCTGCTGTAACAGTAAGGTCGTTTCCAATAGTTACATCAGAAGGCAATGCGATTTTGATGGAACCATTGTTTCCGGTAGTCTCAGTAATGGCAATCTCATTGGTGGTTCCTGCAATAGTTACAGTACCCCCTGTTGCTCCTCCCGATGGAGTCAATACTATCTCAGCACTATTGGATGCACCTGCCGCTACAGGTAAAGTATACGTAACATTCGCAGGCGCAGAACCCGGTGAAATGGCAGTAATGTGACCCGCAGCATTTACCGTAACCGAAGTTGGGTAATTATAAGTGTTTGCGGTTACACCGCTGTCTTTGTGAACAATACGAAGAATATCAGTGTTAAAACCAAAGGTGTCGATATAAACTCCGTCACCATTAATCGCTAACGTGTCACCATTACTAATGGTTTGAGTTATACTGCCTGACCCATTACCCGACACATTGAAATCTTGAAAGCCTGCAGCAATCGTGGCCCAAGTATTATCACCTCTTAAATAATTATTGGAACCCGGAGTTCCCGCTGCGCTTAACGAAGCAATTAAAGTGGCAGGACCTGTTTGAGTTGTCGTGTCATTGACACTAATAAAAGTACTGTCTGAAGCCGTTAAGCTTGTTACACCCGTATTGGTTATAAGTACTAATCCACTAGAAATGGCAAGAGAAAGACCTGCTGCACCTACGCTGAAACTTAATGTATCGCCATCCGTAATATCAAAATCAGTCCCTGTTGCAGGACTGACAGCTTCTACAGTAAATCCACTAAGCAAACCATTAACAACAGCTCCAACCTGAGTAAGGGTATATTCTCCTACAGCATTACTTACATTAGCAATAAGCGTAGAAGAAGCTGCAAGCGTTCCCGAACCTGAGGCCGACTGAATGATGTTAGTAGCTGTGGTGTAGTCGGGTCGGATATCAACATCGACTGTTGTTCCGGCATTCAACAAACCGCCACTACCCGTAACGCTATCTACGTTACCTGTTCCGTCGAGACTTACCCAAGCAGTACCGTTATAATACTTAAGAGTAGTACTTGTAGTGTTATAAATAATACGTCCTGCAAACCCTGTGGGGTCAGAGGATACATTCTCAACTGCGACATCTTGAATCTCATTGGATTCTAACGTAATGTCGTCTAAAAATTTAATAGCCATTTTTTACGGGGGGTTTAATTAAAGAAAGCCTTCCCCGAAAAGGGAGCGCTAAAAGTCAAAGTTACGGTATTTAGAGAATCGTAGTCTACAGAACAGTATACCTCAATATTATTAGAGTCTACTACAGATACAGCGGTGTACTTATTGAGGTTGTGAGTTACAACCCAAGTAGAAGCAGGGGCGGCCTGAGTGTAGACAAAGTTCTTGTCATTGGAAGCCGACACATTATAAGTAAGGATACTGAGAAGATAATCTTTAGTATCAATAAAGCTACCGGGGCCTGAGACATAGGTCAATGTAATGTCATACATCTCAGGGAAAGTAACATTTTGAGTTACTCCCGTCCACTGAAAAGCGCCCCAATTAGAAATCTTATCCGCCTGAGAAATAAGAACTACGGAGCCAATAAGAGGATTTGAATAGAAGTTAACTAGAGAATCTGAATAGCGATTAAACTGATACTTGCTAATCATAAAAGTCGTTACCGTACTGAACAGTACATCAGACCCTACATTCCCTAAAAAAGAAATAGTCCCCTCCTTATAACCCACCGTGGGCTGATAGTCCATATAACGATACTGAAGAGATTGGCTATTAACTTTATTGTCGTCGTTTATAAAGTCAGCTACAGCGTCAGCTGTAAAATTTTTGGTGGCAAATAGCTGCTGAGAATCACTTCCTATCCACTTATCTGTCCCTACAACAACGGTATCGAGAGGGTATGTGCTTATGCGAGCCATGTCTCAAAGATAAATAATATAAGGAAAGAAAAACGAGGGTTTAAACCCTCGTCTTTACAGAATAAATAACCTGCATATTTATAGTAGATGTAGACACCCACTTCATACTCCTATGCTTATTGATATAGCGTTTACCATAATGCAATCATATTAGTAGCTGTAGTTCCTGTGTCGTAAACACGAAGGACCTGAACAGGAAGGAAAGTTCCGGTAGGTAGGTGGCTAAAAGTTACAATGCTACGGTCAGCAGTCATAACCTTTACCTCGCTCCATGTAGCCGCAGTGCCTGAAGCATCGCCTATATAGACAACGCATGCAGCCTGAATGGAGTTTAACTCATTAATAGTTGAGCTATAAACGATAAATGTCCCTGTTGCTGCAAACAAAGTGTTGTCTGATAATGAAAGTAATGTAGAAGAAACTACAGCAGTGACAGTAGTCATAGTTCCTGCAGTAGTATTCACCACAACATCTCCCGCATTAATAACACCTAAGAATCCAAACTGATAAACCTGATAATCTTGACCTCCGGCAGTAAAAATATCAACGTTAAGTGTAAGGATTGTAGACGAATCTACAGCCGTTACAACAGCTTGAGCATTTGTAGTAGTGTTGACAACAGTATTTCCAACAACTACAGGGGTGGGAGTAGTAAAGTTTGCCCCTACGTCCTCAAGTTTATTAGCCGTAACAGCAGTCTGAGTTCCTGACTGAACAGCAGTAGCTACTCCTAGTGAAGTAAGGCCCGCTCCCGCAACTGCAGTACCCTCAATTCGAGCAACCGCAGGAGCGGGGATATTAGTTGTATCACTTGGGATAATATCCCTAGCCGATGTAGGCTGAAGTTTTTGATAGGTACTCATGATGTTTTCTTAGACGTTTGTTAATGCCGACTTAGTCCACTTGGCTGCGCCCGCAGCACCCGCAACTACGCACACATAAATACCGTTATCAGCGTCAGTTTGGTCTCCATGATATAAAACCATCTGACCTGCGGTTCCTGCGGTAGCCGCACTAGTAGGAGCTGAACCCTGAGTTTGAAATATAATATTAGACGCTGTTCCCAATAAAAGACTAACAGGAGCGGAACCGCTTCCAACAGTAATAAAATTAGAACCCCCCGATGTGCTTGCGGATAAAAGGCCGTTTCCTATAGTGCCATTAGCAGTGAAAATAGCAAATTGGTTAGCAAGTCCACTGCCACCAAGAGCTGCATTTATAGTAACGTCACCTGTTGCTGAGCTAATTGTAACATTATTTCCTGCTACAATAGAATCAACAGCGCCTCCGCCGCCACCACCAATAAGGTTTGATACATCCTGAAGAGTGTAAGCCGCTCGTCCTGCGTTAGCTTGAGCGGAGCCTCGATTTGCTGTGTCGATATCTGTAGATACCGTATGTATTTTGTCTGTAAGTTGAAGGGCCATAATTCTTTTTTTTAAAGAGGAAACTTTCGATTTAATGAATCGCGACGTTCGCCGCAGCCACAGCCTTTACCCGTAGCTTTAGCTACTGTATTTACCACCGCTTTTACTCCGGTAGCAGTCGTAACGTTTTCAATAACGTCACCTAGGCCGCGTACATTCTTTCGAATCATTTCACCTTCTTTAGGTTAGGGTTCTTACGTTTAGCTTTTGCTGAAGCTTTACGAGTTGATGCCGCTAAGATAGCTCCTGCAGCTTTCTTAGAGACACCACTCTTCTTAGCAATTTTTGCTTGTACTTTTTTAAAGCTCATCCCTTTCGACTAGCCTTACGTACAGCTTTCTTAATAAGCTTTGTTGCAGTACGAGCCTTAGCGGTTGGTTTTGGCTTAGTCACCATTTTCTTCATAACCTTCTTAACCGCTTTCTTTTTAGGCTTGTCCATAGTGCCGACAGAGGCAAAGGATTTACCCGTGTTCAACTTGTTCATCGCTTTAGACTCATCGCGACGAGACTTAAGTGATTGCTTCTTTTTACCGTTGCGAGCCGCGAGAGACTCGTCCATTCGTGAGTTGTAACCTTGCTTTTTCATAATTCAAATGTATTTAAAAATTACTTACCGTAAGTCTTCTTTACATAACGACCCTGCTTTCGCTGACCCTTTATCTCAGCCTTAACGCCTTTCATCTCTGAACGGAATTTCTGTCGAACTTCTTTCTTAGCAGCTCGGTTCAATTTACGAACTTCTTTTCCGGGGAATGTAGGAGCTAATGGGGTTGCTAAATCTCTCATAGTTTTTAATATTTACCCTGTCGGGATTTTGGTGACGAGGACGTAGAGCCACCGGGCCCCGCCCACAATTTTTTACAAGACCAATAACGAGCACTCATCTTATCTGTAGCACTGCCACATTTATGACGAGCCTTAAATGATTTACGCGCAGCAGGAGAATAGTTATGACCGTAGCCCTTAGCTCCAAAATGAATGAGTTTCTCTTTGCCTCCGCTACAAGCTTTCACCATCTTCTTCTTACCCGCTCGGTCAGAGCGGGTCGGCGAGTTGCATTTCATTTTAGACTTCGTAGCCATTATCGTTTTACTTTTCCTGCAGGTGTATTAGAAACAAACTGTTTCTTACGACCGAATCGTTTTTTCTTCTGAGCTGTAGAAGCACGTTCTGATTGACTCATGCTCTTGGCTTTTGCTAAAGGTAAACAACGGTCAGGGTTTTTCTTGTTCTTACTTGTACCGCACTCTCCCTTGATGGAACCGTCAGTACCAATACGAACCCACTTCTCGTCTCGCCATTTCTTTAGCTCACCCATCAGTAAGACGACTTCATCTTCTTCTCCATTCCGTAATTAGGATTGTTCTTTACTTTCCCTTTTGTCATCTTGGCATAAGAATCCGCTTGAGCTTTTCCAATTGCGTTATATGGAAACACACGCTTACCTGCTTTACTAGTTACCGTAGGCATAATTACTTTTTTTTAGAATGAGAATAACCTTTCTTCTTTAACGACAAGTGTTCTTTAACTGTATTAGCGACCTTCTTGACTCCGGTTTCGCTATACATATTATGAACCTTAAATTTCTTAGCAGCCATTACTTCTTGGATTTTTTAGCGTAGTTAGGGTCTTTGCAATACTTGCTCGCAGCCATATTCGCATACGCCGAAGGGTAACGGTCAAAGGTTCGCTTCGCCCACGAGATACCTGCAGGGCAGATTTTGTTTCCTTTGGTGCGTCCTTTAGTAGCCATTACCGTTTTTTTATTTTTCCGTTGCGAGTAACTTGAGTAGCGGTTTTTTTACCCTTTGAGTCCCTGACTAATACCCTGTTATAGGTTTTAGACTTACCTCGTTTATTAGTAGTTTGCCTGCTATTTTGAGATACCGATGAGCCATCTGCATATGTAGAAGAGCTTCTTTCAGTAATACTAGATTTGGTCTTACCCCTCTTGTTCTGAGAAGTTTTCCGCGTGGAGTCCACGGATACAGAAACGCTGTACGGGTTAGTTTTCTTAGCCATTACCTAGTTGTTGTTCCTTTAAAACCTTTGAAGCCTACAATTCCTCTACGCTGCGAGGCTCGCTGCTTACGATTTCTCGATGACTCCTTACGTTTTTTATCCGCCGCTTCTGTTCTAGCCTTGCGTCTATCTACAGAATCTTTATTGATAGCAGAGAGCCGAGTGGCTAAAGTATCCTTGAAGGTCGTAGTAGAGTCTACCTTCTTCTCTTCTTTTTCTTTAGCCATAGCGAGTTACTTTTGTCAAATATAATGAATGACTACTTAAAATATTGGCGCGTTATACGATACTTCGTTAAGTCGAAGTATGGACTCAATACCGCAGACCTAGAGATGCTACTGTTCTTATACTCAGAGTCATACTTTAGTAAAGATAAATTTAAAGAGTTCGATAGGTTATTAAGTTGGGATGTTAATCGATTCAATAGACTACGCCGCGATGAGTGGATAGTTATGTTCCGAAAACACTCAGGAAAACGAAAAGCCCTGTACGAGTTATCGTACAAGGCTAAGCGCATGATAGACTCAGTATACAAGAAACTGAGCGGAGAAGAAATCCCTGTCGGGTCAGATGCTAATCCTATGTATGCTCGGAATGTCTCATACTCTGATAAGAGATACCGAACGATGATTGAAGATATGAATAACTCTACTCGACAATTACAACATCGCTCTCGCGAATAATGGTATACGGGATATCACCCACCATTAAGCTGTGACCCGCATGTTTGTCAAAGTAGATGATGTCAGAATCTTTAATGCCATGTACGTCAGTACCCACAGTATTAACCTTTGCTTTCTTATAACGGAAGTCCCGTGTATCTTGAGAGGTAAGGATAAGACCTGACTGACTCTTTATCTCTTCAGAGATAGGAGTGATAGCTATGTACTTGCCAATTGGTTTCATGACTGCTCATATGTTCGTGCCATGGTAATGATGGCGTTAGTACTTAGGATACTGACAGCTACAGACACCGCGTTCTGAAGAGCTACCCGCGTAACTTTAAGTGGGTCGATAACTCCCATCTCAATGAGGTCACCATACTTAGCGTTCTTTACGTCAAAGCCGTGGCCCTCTTTAGTTACTAAATTCATAGCCGTCTCATATACGTCAGCAAATGAACTACCCGCATTAATAATTATCTGACATACAGGAGAACACAACGCATCAGATAGAATAGTTGCAGCTACAAGGTCCTCAGCTTTTTTATACTCCTCGTTCAAAAGCTTCATCTCAATTTTTTGATGCTCGTTATAAAGAGCGACACCTCCGCCCGGAAGGATACCCTCCTCCAAAGCAGAGCGTACCGCACATACCGCATCGTCAACACGGTCGAACAACTCCTTCTGCTCTAGGTCAGTATTGCCGCCTACACGAATAACACCGATACCTCCCGTTAAAGAAGCAATGCGAGAAAGGATAAAGTCTTTGTCCTCTTTACGAGTAGCTAACTTAGCCGCTTCTTTAAGCTCGCTTACTCGCTTCTTTACACTGTCTACGTTAGAGTCATCCTCCTTTAAAATGATGGTTTGGTCTTGACCTACGATTACCTTCTTAGCAACACCTAAGTCGCTAGGTTTAATAAGACTTAAGTCATCGCCCGTAGCCTCAGAAAAATAAGTAGCCCCTAAACTTAACGCGATATCTTGCATCAACTCGTGCTGCTTGTATCCGAAGTTAGGAGGTTGGATAGTACAAATCTTAACCTTCTGTTTCATAACGTTAGCTGCTAACGTGTTAGTGAGCTGCTGCGAACAAGGTGCTATAATTAAAAGCTTACGGTTCTTACTCGGCTCAACTACATGAGTTAATACCTTCTCGATAGAATGGATGTTGTCTATCTCAGCATCAGATACCAACACAAGGCAGTCGTCATAAACACACTCGTCCTTCTTGTGGTTGTTGATGAATAGAGGTGTAGCATAACCTCGGTCTACCTTGATGCCCGTCGTAGTCTCAAACGTAGTCTCGCTACCCTGACTCTTCTCTACAGTAACCATACCCGTCTTGCCAACCTTGTTGTAAACGTCAGCAATTATCTTGCCCACAGCCTCGTCATTGTTAGAAGAGATAGTCGCAACGTCAAGCATCATCTTCTTGGTTAAAGGACGTGAACGATTCTTGAGCGAATCAACCACCTCATTCGTCATAGATGTTAAGCTCCGAAGAACCATCGTGCGATTTAAAGAAAGGTTCTCAGAAAATAAAGAAGAGCCTGTAGTTACCAAAGCCTCAGTAAGAACAATAGCAGTAGTCGTGCCGTCACCCGCACTCGTAGCCGTGCGCTCAGCTGCCTCCTTCATCATGCGGACCGCTAAGTTCTCTACAGGGTCAACTAAGTCAACTGACTTGGCAACCGTAACGCCGTCCTTAGTAACAGTGATGCCGTGAGTGTGATGAGGAGATTCAATAAGAACAGTATTGCCGCTTGGCCCTAACGTACTCTTAACAGCTTGAGAGAGTTTAGTGATTCCCTCGATAAGACGAGAGCGACCATCGTCGCCAAATTTTAAGTCCTTAGGACTATAGCCTGCATTCATTAGATTGGATTTGATTCAAAGATATAAAGGAATGTTATAGTTAACCGTTCCCTATAGAGAGAGAGAGAAACAATACTTTAATATTTTTCTTCCCTATGTAACTTAAATTAATTAACATTATTGACACTTTAGCTGACTATCAATAAGTTACGTAACACTGTTGTAACACCGCTGTGTTAAAAAACAACACTAAAAGAAAAGAGAGAGGCATCACCCTCTCTCCCCTCATTAATCACATTTAAATCTCTCAAATTAAACGCAACATATCCTTACGCATTTCAGCACGACCAATGCCGTCTGCAATCATATTAACTTTATTCTCGTACTTGATTCTGTTGCGGTACATAGCCGCTTCTTGAATCCCTGTCATTTGAATAGGGCGGTCATTAACTAACCTGCCATTCTTCATGGTGAGTCCTTCTGTCTTCATACAGCTAAGATATAAAAAAAGGTGAGACACTAACACTGTTTAGGCTCCCTACCCTTTCACGTCACGTCCACCCAATCCCTAATCAATTTTTTTTGACAGGGGGGTTGATGTTTTTCAAACTGCCGTCCCAATTGTTTGGCGTTTTTCCCACGCACCCTATTCGCCTACAGCCCCCGTCCCTGTAGGGCTGTAGAGCTTCACGCCTATTCGCTTCGGGGGTTTGAACCCCCGTCCGAAAGAGTGAGTGCGCCCCCTGCGCCCCCTGCATACGCATACAAAGCAAGAGTGCTTACACATCTCTTTGCCCCTGCGCCCAAATTTACCTGCCTTACATAGTTTGGTGAACCCCTTGCTGCCATTGGGCTGTAGAGCTACGGATGAAGTAAGCGTGACTGACTGAAAAATTATCTCTCATCTGATGTGTTGAATTAGACAATAAATGCACTACATTTGTGAAAGCGCTGAACGAACAAATGACCTCAGCAATTAATCTCTCTATCATGAAAAAGACCTTCAACGAGTACGTAGCGGAACTGATGCAGAATCTCGATACGCTGAACAGCATGAACCTCACAGCAGAAGCGCGTGACCATGGAAAGAAGACCTTGGTGGATGCTTACATAATTATGATGGCCGAATCGCAATCATAAACCTAACAAATCTAATCTCTCTCTCATGACTAACTTCTATCAAACAACCCAACTCGCAGTCAGCCTTCAGGAAGCTTTCAACTGCTTACCTGCTGACGCAATGGACGAAGTAACAATGACCGAAGGTCTTATCGTTGTTCGCTTTTACAAGAGCATCGTCACTCCTTTCGTCATCAGCACTCTGTTGGACAAATCCACAATCAAGGATGAGTACAAGGTGACTAAATCTCAGATATTACGTGACCCTGATACGGGCTTGTCGTTTGTGACTCTCACTGCTGATGAAGTGAAGGTGAACGTGATGTGGCACGCACATTCAAACCCATGGTTGATGTTGGAGGACTAATTCAGTTACACTGATGATGACCTGAATGGTCGAAACGCTGTGAAGCGTATGTAACAAACCCGATGCACAATGCATCACAATCTCTCTCTCATGAATAACTTAAACGAACTCGAAGTAGCCTACTTCACAGACTTCAACGCAAACGGCACGAAGGTGCAAGCGTATCTCAACACAAAGGAATCAGTCAAGCTGATGAAGAAGAAAGGCTTTGACTCTTCAGTAAAGATGTGGCATCAGGTGAATGCTCTATGGTCGCATTTCACATCGGACGAACAGAAAGCACAGCGCGTTGAATCAGGCATCGTCATGACATCCACCGACTTTACAGCGAAGGTGCTTGGATATGCTGACAAAAGCGAGAAGAACCGAATGTGCCGAATCGCTGAGCGAATCAATGAGCACGCAGGCTTGCTGACTGCATACAAGCGTGAACGCACCCGACAGGAGAACGCAGGTGAAAGTGTTAAGCGTTCTGCGCAGGATTTCGACAAATGGTCGAAGGTCGTATGTGAGCAAATCGACAAAGGTGCTGACGTAGATGGTGCTGCCGAAGCGACGGGTGAAGCGGAATCACAGACTGCGAAGAAAGCGTTCCAAGTTCAGACCTTCGGTGTATCAAAGATGCGAGCTACCATCGATGAAAATGGAGTAGGCAATTTGAATGGTGCGAGCAAAGCTGATGTGCTTGCTACGTTGGATGCGGCACGAGCAATCTTCGAAGCGATGGCTGACTAATCCAAACGGGGGTTTGAACCCCCACTTCAGTTACACCGATGAGTCCTGAATGGACGAAACGCTGCGAAGCGTCTGTAACAAATCTCTCTCTCATGACTACTGAAAATCTATACCGAATCTCAACCGCCATCCTTTGGATTGCATTCATACTTTCTCAGCTATGATTAACTACCAACCTGATACCAACAGCGAACGCGCAGAAATGATGGGCTACCATCGTTCACCTTCGCCGCGCGACCTTCGCAAAGGTGCATCCATCTCAGATATCGCAGGCTTGCGTCCTGCGGACAGGAACGCACTTAAGCAAACAGGACTGCTCAACATCGATGCGAAGTACGGCATCGGGTTTGAGATTGAAAAGACATCCTTTGCTCGCAATGCAGTTCAGAACTTTCCTTTGTTCTCAGGATATGAGCGCGATGGTTCCTGCGGATATGAAGCCATCACCAACATCCTGCCTTTGCTACCTGCATCGGAATGGCGCAACAAAGTGTACTCGATGTTCCATCAGGCTGAGCGCATCTTGGATGACCAATGGTCACCATCTGATACACGATGCGGAGGTCACATCACCCTATCCTGCGAAGGCATGACAGGACATGAGCTGATGGACAACATGAGACCTTACATGGGCATCGTTTTGAGTCTATATCGCAAACGTCTTCGGAACTCGTATTGCATGCACAATGTCAACCTCGCATCAACCTCCGAAAGAGCATTCCGAAGGATGCACAACAAGTACAATGTAGCTAAGGTCATGAACCATGCCATTGAGCTACGTGTTCCATCTCGCGTGACCTGTGTTGCCGACATGAAGCGCAGGTACGAACTGATGTATGTGTTGGTTGACTGCGCACGTCAATCGTTCGAAGGCAATGCACCGACATGGGCGAAGGCAATGTCACGCATCAAGCCAATCGTCTCACTCATGTACAAGGACGATGAGAAAGAGCAGAAGATTTGGTCAATCGCCAAAGGGATGCAGAAGTTCATCAAAATCGGTAAGATGGACTTTGAGCTGATGCCGTATCTCGACCCATACTCAGATGAGTCACCCGAATTCCGAACACGCAAGTGCCAACGAATGCTCGACGAAGGTGCGCGAGCATACAACCTGACGAGATTCTGATGGGGTGGGGGTTTGAACCCCCACTCCGCTGTCGGGCGATGTGTATCGCTCCTGATGATGACTCAAAAGAGTCGAAACAGCAAACCAATAAACGGGTGATGACCTACCATCAAAAGCCTTATGAACTATCTACAATCGTTGCACTATGCTCTCGAAGCTGTCCAATCCAAAGTGCGTCCTAATGACGCATTGAACTCCGAAGCATCCCGATTTAGGAACGAAATCGAAGGTGCTCTTGCCTTCGCTGTTATCGCTGAGATTAAGAGGTCGCAACCTTTCGCTCCGAATCGGACGTTAACTGCGGATGAGGTAGACACGATGGTTTCAGATGCCTATGCGAATCTCCCAAGCTTCAACTGCTAGGTGTTAACAACTTGTTAACAACTTTTAACATTCAATGTTTGGAATTAGACAATGTCTTCACTATATTTGTACCATCATTAACACGGAGCGCACCTAAGCTCTTCACAATCTCTCTCTCAATCATGCGAACATCACGCAACACACGTATCGACGACGGCTACCAAGGCAAGGTAGAATTTTGGGCAACTCAATTGGAGTCTGCTACTAAGGGCGAAGGCAGGTATGACCTATCCCGATGCCAATCCTCACTCGTTTACTTCACAGAGAAGGCGGCGCAATGGAAAAAGGCAAACGCGCATTTACTCTCTTACTAACCTCATCAGGTGGGGGTTCAAACCCCCACCTTTATCTCTCTCTCTCATGACTACTCACTATCTATTTGTCGCTCCGAATGTATGGGGCAAAGGAACTTCCGAGCAGGAAGCACACAAGAACGCGCACTACGCAAGCAAGAGTAACGGACACGCGCTACTTCGATTCAACCACGATGACTTCTATGTTGATGAGTACGGACACCTTCAATGCGAAGGCGAAGGCGGAACCATCCTAAGCGCAAGCAAGGGACTAGGCAAAGGGCTTCGACAATCACTAATGAATCTCTGATTACTATGAAAAACTTTCGACCCTTCCGAGTGACCTTCACCTCACCAACCAACCACCGAGGTGCACGAGTACGCATCCAAGACCTTCGCCAAGGCACACGCATCTTCCTCTCGTATGACTATGCTATAGGAGACATCAAGGAACAAGCCGCGCAACACCTTGCATCTATCGGGATACCATCCACCGCATCAGCACTCGCTGACATCGAGAAAGGATACATCATCCTATCTGACAACTTCAAAATTGAACTGACCAAATGAAATATTTCATCGACATCTGCACTACTCTCGGCGTAGTCATCTTCTACCTTGCCTTCGTCGCACTTGGCTGCTACCTACACGACTCACTATGAATACCGAACAACTACAGGAGATGTACGGACTTGAATGGATTGACTACACAGAATACACAGAGCAATGAACTGCACTCTATCCTTCTACACAGGAGTTCGCTCATGGTGGGTGACCAAGGACTTCAAAGACCGAAGCCACGTTGATAATTTCATAGCCTATATCAAACGAACCAAAGGCTACAACTTAGATGAACTTTTTATAAACAAGGAATCATGAACAGAATACAAGAAGATGTTGAGACACACGCTCTATTACACGCAGAGGTTAAGCGAGTACTCGCACATGAACGAGGCAACACATTAATCAGAGATGAGGATGTCTACTCTCTCCAATCAATGATGTCTTACAAAGAATCGTTAGGCGCATACCGAGAGCGAGTATACGTAGCTAACAACAAGGAGATGAAGGCTATGGACGAATGGGATGCCCGCAGGATGTATGAACGAGTAACTCGAAATGCTGTATGGGAGGTCGCAAATGAAATCAGGTTGAACCGCAAGAGCTTTAGACGAAAGGAATTTCTTTTACCGTCAGAAACAAATGGTGAATACAGAATCCATCCACTTGCCTTCACTCACCCACTACTTAAAAGCGTACCACACCTTGACGATGTTGTAATTAAAAAGGAGGACGGTACTTGGATTGCTGTATACAAAGAAAAGACAGGAGGATTCGGTTATGCGGATACAATAATGGATTGCATCCACGGGGCAGCCAAGGCTATCGAGACCCGCACAACTTACTTTCTAAATAGAGCTACCGAAGAAGCTACCTTCTCACACGACGAGTTCGATTCGAGGATGATAACCCACATTGCCAACTCAACACTTCACCCTAAACATTGCGAAGAGCTACTTCTAAACTTTGACAAGCCATCAGAAATTACATGGGTTTTGTTTAGCACATCCAATGGCAACCGATACAGCGATAGGTACAGAATCTGTAGCTTGGAGGATGTAGAGGGAGAGGAGATACAAAGACAATCGCCACACATCATAGAGATGGGCAGGTACAGGAAAATTGTTAAGGTCAAGAAGCTCATGCTTAAAGACGAGGAAGTGACGAAGGCAATAAAGCATTGCGAGAAACAAATTGAGGACTACAAAACACAGCTTAAAGTGCTCAAGCAAGACAGAGGATATGTGGTTGCGGATTTAGAGAGATTCGTTACAAGTTGAGGAGAGAAGGTGGGGGTTCAAACCCCCACCTGACTCACCCCCTAAAAAAAACATCTCTATTCATTAGGAATTAGACAATCTTTGTACTATCTTTACATCATCATTAATCATTTAACACATATACCATGTGCGTAATCATCATCAAACAACAGGCTGACCAAGCCATTGACCATCACATCATTCGTGCATCAGCACGTATCAACCCTCATGGATTGGGAGTGACATGGCTTGACACATTCGAAACAGAATACCTTAACTCATCAGACTATGAGGTGCTAAGTATCAACCGACCTTTCATTGCACACTTCAGGTATGCTACGATTGGAGATATCAATGAGCACAATATGCACCCCTTCGTATGCGGTAACAACAAAGACGAACTGCTCATGATGAACGGAACCATCAAGGGGTTAGGCAACAAGACTGACTGCGACAGTCGGGTGCTTGCACATATGCTTGGCGACATTGACCGAGCAGATTGGAAGGACGTACTTGAGCAACACGACTGCCGATTTACAACCATCAACACGAAGACCCGCACGTTCGAGCTGTACAATGAATCCATGTGGCACACACACAAGGGAGTCATGTACTCTAAAGCCAACGTGTTATTCAAGCATGACATAGCGGTGTATGGAACACTTAAGAAAGGACACGGCAACTACCATAGGTTTCTTGCACAAGCAGAGTTTGTAGGTGCAGGCATCACGCAAGACAAGTACCCTTTGCTTATCGACGGGCTACCCTACCTGCTACCTGAGAAGGGAGTCGGACATCGCGTAGAGATGCATGTCTTCCGAGTGACAGACGATATGCTTCAGGAGATAGACCATCTAGAGGGACATCCCAATTGGTACGTTCGTAAGCGAGTAGCTGTTCATGTAGGTAGCGATACCTTCCATGCATGGACGTACTTCAATCCAAAGAAACGAACGGCAAATGATGTGATGCATTCAACATTCACCTCACCTAAACCAACGCCTTTGGTTTACGTAGATGCAGATGACGATGAGACCCTACCCTTTGAAGAGGAGGAAGGAACCTATTGCATCGATTGCTATGGCAACGTGACTAAGGATGAGTCACCCTTTGATACATATACCTGTACCAATTGTCACTCTACATTTGAAGCTCATATCCTTGACCAATACAAATTATTCTAATGATTTTAAAAAAGATAGACTTGGAAAAAAATGAGTACATACTCATTGAGGATAACGAAGGCGGCATCACCTATAACAGATACAGCTCAGACAACACCTTGAAACAACACCTTGGATTCACAGCATTCACAGACGAAGCCTATTGGGGAGTAGACAATGTGTTTATAAACGTAGAACAATAATATGGACAAGAATACAATACCCGACTGCCTTAATTGGATGACCGATGATATGGTAGGTGCAGGAGCACCTGCCGATGCAGGTGAAGCTAAGCTAAACGAATGGCTCTATGAGTTCTTTGACGAGTACGAATCAGGAATCATGGAGTACATACAAAATGCCATGCAAGAGTTCATGCAATCAAAGCAACCTGTAGAGTACGGAGAGGACGAACGCGGATGCGATAAGTACCACCAACAAAAAGATGACACGCTATGACTGACATAATCCAACCAACCAAGAAGGGAATAGCTCGTATCATCATGGATGAAATCGTGCTGAAGACTATCACGCCATCAGGCAAGGAAGACCAAGCTGAACTATTAGATATGGTAGAGGAGGCAGTTGAGGAGTTCTTAACCGAGCTTCACAACCACCTTGTAGATGAGGATGCCGGGGGTTCAGACCCCCACCCAAGCGAGGGTGCTTGGGAGAATGCAGATAAGATTCTGCACAATGGTAAATGGTACGTGACTTATAATGAACTAAATAAAAACTGAGATGGCAACACTAATTAAATCAGACGGGAGTCAGCATGACTACCCAAACTTTGTAGGCTTAGAGGCTAAACAAGATGCAGTTGGGGGATACATTGAACCTGTATACCTTGACGGAAAAGTATTGGTTGTAAATGAGGAGGGATTAATCACAGACCTCCCGCTAAATGAAACCGCATCATCGATGGCTATGCAGACCATAGTCGGAGACGTACTCCTACTTAGTCGAGAGGAGTGGGAAGCAGATAATAAATAATATCATGAAAGAATTTTTCAAAGGTGCGTATGTAAACGCACGGAACTACGGAGATAGCAAGGCAAGGATAGATGAGTTGAAGAAGATAAACTCTCGTGAGGAGTTCAGACTTCATGACCTAACTATGTTCGGTATGCTAATGACGAGGAAAGATTTTGAAGCTAATCACGCTCACCTATCTCACTATCTACATAAGGATTGCAAAGATGTGATGATGTACTTACAAGGCTACTTCCTTCAGGGGTTAAGCAACGGTAAGTTCTACACCAATCAGTTCACCGCGAGAGGAAAGAGTGATAAGAACATCAAGACAATGGAGAAATATATTTTTGATAAACTTAAAAAATTGTCTAATTAATCCTTGCAAATAGTATAATTCTTTACTATCTTTACTACCTCATTAATCTATTCATCATGTCTAAAATTAAACAACACCTTGGCGACAGCCAAGATGAAGACAAGTTCTTGGATGACACGTATCGTGTCAAGCAACCAACTATTACGTCAACTCCCTACATCATGGGGGCTATTCGTCAAATCTTTGACGACCAACTACTTGCATGTAAACTGCAAGAGCAATCTAAATCTAATGAAACGAGAGATATTTAATGCGTATGTACAAGCTATTGCCAAACGATTTGACTTAACATCAGAAGAAATATTCACCAAGAAAAAGCAACGGCACTTGGTAGATGCACGGCATGTGCTATACTATATGTGCAGTAAGAGACCAATGAATCTAAGCTACATCCAAATGTATATGGGTGAGAATGGATACGACATCTGCCATTCGGCAATCATTCATGGTATCAAGAAAGTTACTGCTCAGATAGAGAAAGACTCAGACTATAAAGGTCTTGTCTCCGACCTCAATAATCAACTATAACGGGGGTTCAAACCCCCACTTAAATTAATCGTAATGGAAAAGAAAAAATCTGTGTTCCAAACCTTGTCGGCTATAAACGTTAAGAGCAAGGTCAAAAGAAAGAACAACTTAAACTATCTGTCATGGTCAGATGCATGGGCTATGCTCAAGGAAGTATACCCCGATGCACAACGTGTCATCTACGAGAACGAGCACACAGGATTAAACTATTGGACAGATGGTAAGACAGCATGGGTAAAGGTTGGGATAGAAGTAGAAGGCATTGAGCATATTGATATGCTTCCCGTCATGGACTTCAGAAATCAAAGCATCACAGCTGAGAAGATGACATCCATGGATGTGAACAAAGCTATCCAAAGGTCAATGGTAAAAGCTATTGGACTGCATGGGTTAGGCATTGCAATCTACCAAGGTGAAGACTTACCTGATACACCATCAGCTCCTGAGCCTGTAGCTAAAGAGCTACCGAGTCTTACTATGAAAGGAGAGCAATGGGTAGGTGCTCAGAAATACTTCAGGGATAACCATCACAAGGATATAGCTTCGCTCTTCAAGCAAGTAGAGAAGTCCTACAAGATTCCTCCTCGTGTAAAGGGTGAGCTTAAGAAGTTGCATGCTGAAGCTGAGAATCAAACAGCATGAGCAACGTCATTGAACTACTCAAGGACGACTCAAATTATTACGGGGCTATTGGAAGGCAGTACTTATCTAACTCAGATATAGGTATACTGCTTTCCAACCCTAAAGAATTTGGCAAGTCCAAGGAAGACAACATCAACTTCTCTAAGGGCAGGTTGTTTCATCAGTCTATCCTTGAACCTGACAAGGCGAAAGACTTTGTTCATGTAGACACGAATGTTAGAAGCACTAAGGTTTATAAACAATTCCTTATTGATAACGATGTACCATTCGCTATGCTGACGAAAGAGTATCATGAGATACTCGAATCAGTTGACACGATGATAGCTCATTGGGATTTCTTTTCTATGATAAGAAAGGATGGTGCTATCTATGAACAGCCCGCTGTTAAGGAGATACATGGTAGGATGTGGAAGGGTAAGGCTGACATCGTAACTGACACTCATGTCTATGACCTCAAGACAACGAGTAACATCCATGACTTCAAGTGGTCTGCTCGCAAGTACAACTACGACAGCCAAGCGTTTATATATGAGACGTTGTTTGGTAAGAGGATGGAGTTCCTTGTCATCGATAAGCCATCAGGATTACTCGGTCACTTCACAGCGTCCGATGAGTTCCTCAGTAGAGGGGAAGAGAAAGTAAGGAGAGCTATAGAGATACACGATAAGTTCTTTATCGATAATCCTGTAGAAGACATTGATGATTACTACATCAAGGATGTTTTATAACTACAAAAAAATTCAGATAGAAGTTCCAACTATCTGCTCGACATCGCAAAACAAACAAGACCTAATCGATGCGGTATCGTTTCATTTGGAACAACAAATTAAAGTGGGTAAACCCACGTCCATTAAATCCATAATCCAATCATGGCTTACGAAAAGAGAATCAATATCCGTCTGAATACAGACATGCTAGACAAGGAAAAATATTTCCATGGCAAGAAGCACATCATGGCTGACCTCACGCTCATCCCAACACCAACCAACGAGTTCAATGAATACATGATTGTTCAGGACTCCAAGGAGAAGGATGCGGAGGGTAACACAGTAAAGGGAATCATTGTGGGCAACGCGAAGGATGCCAACTTTGACAAGGTTAATAAGCAAGACAACCCTGAACCACCTAAGCCCGCTGTTGCTGAGACAGACGAAAGCACTGACGAGAGTGTTCCATTCTAATGAAAGGGGGTGGGGGTTTAAACCCTCACCCCTCTTTTATCATTACGAATGTTAGTTTTCAACACCCCCTTACTCTCTCTATATATATTCTCTATCTTTACTTTCCTTCCCTATACATGAGAATAATATAACATTATTAACATGGTAACTGTTAATCAGTTAGTTACGTCCTCCAATACAACACAATACCGACATGACCCCGACACAAAAGAACACAACCATCTTCAGAAACATACATGATACTGATACCGCATACCATATCACGACTACTAAAGCTCTTCAGAGAATAAAGGATGGCGCATCCCGCGAATTAATAAACAAGATTCGTAACCGCAACATCAACAAGAGCGAGAGACAAGAGCTAAAGAAACATCTACCTGCCATATGTTTCAGCGGCATCTTTACTAAAAGGAATGACGCAAGCCTTCAAGAGCACAGCGGATTCATATGCCTTGACTTCGATGACTACGAGAAGCGTAGCGATTTGATGGCTCAGAAGGAACGATTGTCTAAGGACAGGTACGTGTACTCGGTGTTCGAATCACCATCAGGTCTTGGTCTAAAGGCATTGGTAAGAATCCCACCTGTTGCAGAGAAGCACGTTCAGTTTTTTAATTCAATGCAGAAATACTTTGCGAGTCCTCACTTCGATGCGAAGTGCAAGAACGTAGGTAGGGTATGCTATGAATCCTTTGACCCTACCATATATATAAACGAAGAGTCTGAGGTATGGACTAAGGTTGAGGAGCCTGAGTATGTAGAGGTGGTATCCCATCGTGACCCACCAACCATCCCCATTACGGATGAGAATAAGATAGTAGACATACTCGTTAAGTGGTGGCTAAAGAAGTACCCTATGGTAGAGGGTTCTCGCAATGCAAATACGTATGTCTTAGCTATGGCATTCAATGACTATGGTATTGCTAAGAGCCTATCGTCCCACGTACTGAGGCAGTATTCATCAGAAGACTTTACTTCCGAGGAGATAAACAGAACGATTGAGTCTGCTTACTCCAACACAAGTAACTACGGCACTAAGTATTACGAGGATGATGTGCACATCAATCAAGTAAAGAGCTTACTAAAGAGTGGTGTAACAAAAAAAGAAATCCGCTTGCAACTAAAGGAGTCCTCCAATCTTGCGAGTGATGTAATTGAATCTGTGCTTACACGGCTTGAGGAGGAGAATGAATCGGTATCCTTTTGGACGAAGAGTGAGAAGGGGGTTATCAAGATAGACCACCTTGAGTTCAAAGAATTCTTAGAAGACAACGGCTTCTACAAGTTCTGTCCTGAAGGGAGTAAGAACTATGTGTTCGTTAAGGTGACCAACAACCTCATCGACCACACCTCAGAGAAAGAGATAAAGGATTTTATTCTTAACTACCTGCTGTCATGTGATGACCGCACCATCTACAACTTCTTTGCTGACTCGGTTCGATTCTTTAGGGAAGAGTTCCTGACCCTATTATCTACGATTGATATCTATTTCATTGCCGATACCAAGGAGGTGTCATACCTATACTATCTAAACTGTGCAGTAAAGATTGGTCTTAACGAGGTGGAGGTTATGGATTACATAGACTTAGGTGGCTATGTATGGAAGGAGCATGTCATCAATAGAAACTTTCTGCGATGTGAGTTTAATCAGTGCGACTTCTCTGTGTTCATTGGAAATATATGTAGCAACAATGATGAAAGAAAAGAAACGATGGAGACTACCATCGGTTACTTAATGCATGGATACAAGAACCTAAGCTACTGTCCTGCTGTGATATTAAACGATGAGGTAATTAGTGACAGCCCTGAGGGAGGAACAGGTAAGGGATTAGTGATGAGTGCTCTAGCTCAGATGAAGAAGCTAGTTGTGATAGACGGCAAGGCGTTTGCTTTCGAGCGTTCGTTCCCCTATCAGTTGGTGTCAGCTGACACACAGATACTGTGCTTCGATGACGTAAAGAAGAACTTTGATTTCGAACGGCTGTTCTCTGTAGTGACAGAGGGCTTGACGTTAGAGAAGAAGAATAAGGATGCCATCAAGATACCATTTGATAAGTCACCTAAGATTGCTATCACTACTAACTATCCAATCAAGGGTAGCGGCAATAGCTTTGAGCGTAGGAAGTGGGAGCTAGAGTTACATCAGCATTACAATAAAGACAACACCCCTGTTATGGAGTTTGGCAAACACTTCTTTGCTGATTGGGATGATGAGGATTGGTGCAAGTTTGACAACTACATGATTGATTGTCTCACGCAATACCTGAATAAAGGATTGGTGAAGAGTGACTTCATTAACCTTGAAATGAAAAAAACATTACGCGCTACAGGTGCTGACTTCATGGAGTGGTGCGGTGTAATAAACTCAGGTGAAGAAAACAATCGGTTCTTAGTTCTTCATGAGAAGAACCATATGAATCAGATGTATGTAGACTTCATAACAGAGTACCCTGACTATGCCGCAATGGGAAAGATGACAGTCACTCGTCAGCAGTTCCATAGGTGGGTGGTGCTGTACTCTAAATACAAGTACGGGGTAGAGCCTGAGGTAGGAAGAGATAGTGTAGGGAAGTGGGTTCGTATGAGGTTAAAGCATGAGCTTGAGGTGCAGTCATCTTTCAATATATGAGTGACTTAATAGAGCGCATCTCAGGATACTCCGATGAGATGATGCACGAGTGGTGCTCGTGCCTTCAAAGGGTAGTGACGCAAGAGAAAACAATTAAAGAGGGGCGTGGTAAAAACAAGAGAGAGCGTAAAGTTCTCAAGCATCCCACACAGCCTGATGTATTAGAGAGAATCAACAATAGCGTAGAGTTCTACAAGACAAGACAAGACATGGAATTTAGTTACCGAGATTACCAAGAAGAAATCATAGACCAAGCAGAGGAGATACTTCTTGAGCATCGCTTTGTTTATCTAGGCATGCAAGTAAGGACGGGCAAGACCCTTACAAGCTTAGGTCTAGCCGAGAAGATGTGCGTGAAGCATAAGGATGTTGACAATGTATTGTTCCTAACTAAGAAGAAAGCTATCTCAAGTATCACTGACGATTCGAATCTGATGTGTCCCTCGTATAGCCTATTCATAATTAATTACGAGAGCATGCATAAGCTTCCCGATATCAAATGGGATATGATAGTTATGGATGAGGCGCATGGCATGGGCGCTTTCCCTAAGCCAAGCAACAGAGCGAAGATGGTTAAGGAGTTGATACAGAAGTGTAAGTCTTATGTCGTGTTGATGTCAGGCACACCAACGCCTGAGTCCTACAGTCAGATGTACCATCAGGTGTATGGTATTAAGACCAACCCGTTTGCTAAATACAAAAGCTTCTATCGATTCTCTGACGACTACGTAAGGGTGTCTCAGATAAAAATAAACGGTCACTTCAGAAACAATTACCACGATGGACGAGAGCGTATCTTAAAAGATATGGAGCCGTATACCATTAACTACACACAGAAAGAAGCAGGCTTTAAGGTTGACACAAGGGAGCACATCATCAAGGTAAAGATGTCTGACAAGACGTATGATTTATGTAAGCGACTGAAGAAAGACTTGGTCATCCAAGGAAAGAAAGAAGTTATCCTAGCTGACACACCCGTCAAGCTTATGCAGAAACTCCATCAGATGTTCTCAGGCACAGTGAAGTTCGAGAGCGGAGAATATATGGTGATGGACGATACCAAGGCTGTGTTTATTCATGACAACTTTGGAGATAAGAAGATAGGTATCTTCTATAAGTTCGTAGCAGAACTCGCTGCCTTGAAGAGCGTGTATGGTGATGGGCTTACCACAGATTTGGATGAGTTCAATAGCACCGACAAGAGCATAGCCCTTCAGATAGTCAGCGGGCGCGAGGGGATATCCCTACGTCAGGCTGAGGCATTGGTGTACTACAACATAGACTTCAGCGCAACAAGCTATTGGCAGTCACGCGACAGGATGACAACGAAGGATAGGCTAACAAGCGATGTGTATTGGTTGTTCTCTGAGAACGGAATAGAATCTAAAATCTATAAGGCCGTCAAAGACAAGAAGGCATATACCGTTAATCACTTTAAACAAGATGCGGATACTTTGTAAATTGTCATCAAATGACAGAGCAACAAATCCAATCCAAGCGCATCAAACAATTAGAAGCTGAAGGGTACTACGTACTTAAGCTGATGCAAACAAACAAGAATGGGATACCTGATGTGGTAGCTATACCTCCCAACTCAGGAGTTCTATTCAGCGAAATCAAAACCCCAAAGGGTAGGTTGTCTAAGTTGCAGGAATACAGATTAAAAGAACTTGAAGCTCATGGATTACGAACAGAAGTATACAGAGGATGAGAAACCATACGAGTTGGATGAGGATTTTGTTAATCAAATCCGAATTGTCCCTCGTAAAATTCTTGTAAAAATTGTTGCTATGCTGCATGACAATGCTGAGTACCTAACGGGAAGTCAGGATGAATACATGGAGATGGGCGGTAACGTAAAAGGAGAAGAGCCTTTCTTTTTTAAGATAGGCTACGTGTTTTATTATTCAACAACCCCCGTGTTAGTAAGCTTTGAGGAGATTACCTCCGATGATTATCTAGACTTTATATTAGCAGACTCTTATCTAATCGATTTAAATTAAATGAAACTTATTGTTACCAAAGACATACAGGCACTAGCCACGCTAGTGAATGAGATATGTGATTGCGATGTCTTCTCAAAGAGGAGAGTTAGAAAACATGTGGATGGACGAATGATATTCTCTAAAGTCCTAGCGAAGAAGGGGCTTACCCTTACGGGTATCGGTAAGATATTAGGAAAGAATCATGCGACGATATGCTTCTACCTCAGGAAGATAGATGGCTACCTTGAGTATGATGAGATACTCCGGAATAAATATGAGTATGTCGCAGGCATCTACGCTCCAACCGATGATGTTCCTAACTACTACCAATATACTAGGACTGATTTGCTGTCAGAAATTAAAAGGTTGAGAGACTTACTTGAACAAGAGCAGTCAGCCAACAGAACTACAACATCTCTTTATAAAAAGGCATCTAGAGATGACTCTAGGCTGTCCCCTATCTACAAGGTTATTAAAGAGAGAACCTCGCAAGGGGTGGAGTCTGAAGTCCTCCGTAAACTAAACCATATGTACAACGGGATTGATTTACGTGTACCTAAAGCATCATGATGAAGTGTCCTCACTGTACCTCACAGCTTCATTGGAGTGGTGACTTTGACTACGAAGACTATGGGCGTGAAGGGGGTGGTGTAATAGGCAACTACTCATGCCCCAACGTCGCCTGCATCGTAGAGGATGTTGATATTTTTATGAACGGATAGCGGGGGTTTAAACCCCCTGCTAACTATATTTGCGGTTGGGTTTTGGTATCACCCATGCTTTGTTTCTTATTGTGTTTCTTGATTAAGCCCTCCGTTTCTTGTTGCGGGGGGCTTTTTTTATTCACTAGGAAGTCGGTCATACTTCCTTTTATTCTCCCTTTCTTTCTCCCTTTCCTTCTTACGTTCTTTTGCAGGATTAGAACTGCGAGCCTCCTTTTCTTCCTTCTTCTTTTTTCTCTCATCCTTCTTATCCTTCTCCCTCTGCCCTTTCGTACTTAAGATTCCATCTTCAATATAGTTAGGTCGGCTACTACCCCCGATACCCATTGCCTCATAGAAGGATTCCATTGCTAAGATATCCTCATCGGTTCCCTCTATCATCTCTTCTGTAAACTCAAACAAACCTATGAAGTTGTTTACGTCACCTCTCACCGCAACGCTAAGCCCTGTTTTTAAAGCTGCTAGTGCTCCGTCTTTTCCCGTCTCTACATCTTTGAAGTTTCGTGTCAAGCCCTTGACAGGAGTTACGCCTTGCTCTCCCAAACGGAACCCATCTCCCATCATCCAACTAGCTACTCCCTCAGCGGCGCTTCCGAGGATAGGTATAAAGGATAGCAGGTTAAATCCCGCTGCAGCCAACATCAACTTTTTGTATACCTCTTCTCTATCCTCGTCATCCCCCGACCATAACTTACCAAAGTTACCTGCTGCGGTAAAGAGAACGTTGGCTCCTGCAAAGTTCATATAGAACTTACGAACGTCCTTCAGCTTAGGAGCTTTTCTTTTACCTACATCACGACTTATGTTGATACCTGACTGCACAACGTTGTTAATCATTAGCATAGGAGCTGTTCCAAACATAGTTAACAGAGCTGTGTATGCAGATTGGTTCTGCATCATAACGCTTCTGTCAGCAGGGTTTCTACTTTGTTGTGATGAGTTATACTCTTCAAACTTTTCGATAGCTGTCTCGGTATCCATACCGTTGATTATGTTACGGCGATAGTTTGCCATATACCCTAACACTCCCGCTATGTCACCCACCATAGTACCAAAGGCTGAGCCGCGCTCATTGAATCTCATAAGGCTTCCCAATATTCCTTTCTTTCGGATAGCGGGGGTTGACTTTGTTCCGGTTTCAAGCCCTACGATATCACCCTTTACCCCTTGCTCTAAACGATGTCGGAACGAAGGAGAGTTTTCTTTGGCGAACTTAACATACTTCCTCCCTTGAGCTAAGACTATAGCGAAGTCTCCTAACCAAAGAAGTAAATCCGCACCCGGAATTCTCTTACCGTCTTTTCTAAAAGTGTAATCAGGGATAGCTAATACAGCAGAGGTAGCTTGCTTAACTATTTGAACAGCTTTCCACCCTAAAGCAATCCCAACGAATACTGATGAAAGCAGAGATAAAGCTTTGTCATTATAGATAGCGTTCTTTCCTGAGTTAGGATTGATAGCTTGATTGATAGACTGTCTAACCAAATTACTTGTACCTGTCATATCCAAAGCTGTCTTCACAGCTTCGTTAGTCATGATGGAATTAAGAGTCCGTGTGTCAGCAGCGAAAGCCTTGAACCTTTCCATGGATTGGAAGTGGTCTTCTAGTGCTGTAGTAAATGCAGCGTTGTCAAGTATAATCTCGTTGTCTGTATCAACACGTTCTTTCAATGCATTGGCAAACTCAGCATCAAAGATTCCCATGAAGTCTCCTCCTTCCAACAGGTTTACATCTGTTCCATTGGCTATCGTTTGAGTAGGGAAGTAGTTAGATATGTAGTTTAGATTAACATCGTTTACCTCGCGGTATACATTGTTTATCCCCTCGTAATAATCATTGCTTAGATAGTTGACAGTCTCGTCCACAAAGGACATCATGTCTTGGCCTAAGAAGTTTTCTATTTTAGCAGCAGTAATAGGGTCATCGAAATCTATACCCATACGCGCAAGCTTATCACGTTGAACAGGGTTCTTAGATAAAGCATAGATACGCATGACCGCATCCTTAGTAAAGTTTTCTTCTCGTGTAGCAAGATTTGAATTCTTATCCTGCTTCCCTCTAATCCTAGTAATGTTATCTAGCGTAAGCTCATCCGCTGAGTATATCTCTCGACGCATAAGCTTATAGCTTTCGAACCCATACTTCTGAGCCATAGCATCCATAGAATCTATTTGATTGTAGTACCCCTTAAGGTATCTGCTCTCTGCTCGATTCAGTCTATTATAAACCTCCCTCTTCATCTCAGGACCTAAGGTCTCCATGAATGTACCAAGGTGTAGAACACCTCGAACGGCAGACTTAATGACATCACTTACATTGCTACTTGTAAAAGCTTTTACATAAGTCTTAGATGCCAATATCATCTTCTTCCCACGCTCATTAAATCCTTTACCGTTTCCGGAACGCCATATCTTTCTAGCTTCTTTAAGCTTAGCGTTGAATTCGTTTTTGTTCAGTGGTTGCCCGTCTGAATTAAAGAAGCTAGGGAATAGTTGTTTGAGCTGAGCTGTTATCCCTTGGTTTATTTTAGCATTAGCCTCGGCCCGTGTAGCCCTTGTCTGAGCAAGGATAGTACGCTCCGCTAATTGACCATCTTTATACTCCTTGAATATCTCCTTGACCTGCTCAAGAGACATGTCATTGATACCTTGGAACTCTTGGAGAGCCATAGATTTTAATACAATCCTCCTCTCCTTAGTCGTAAGGTTGTCAAATCCCTGCAAGGAATTCTTCTCGATAGCTTTAACGGCTTCCTCTGTCTCAAGTGAAACACGTATCTCATCTAGTGCTGCCTGTCTCTTGACAGGGTCTGCTATAGTAGCGGCACTTAACACCTTGGTTAACTCAGCTGCAAACGCCTGAGCGTCTGCGCCTAACCTACCTCTCCGTGCTTTCTTACCTGAAGAAGATGACTTGCCTTTCTTTGCATCAGACTTAACCTCACTAGCCAATTTGCTGATGAGCTTATTCTTTATCTTCTTATTCTGAATCTCTACCTGACCTAGCACATACTCCATGTCAGCAAGCAAGCTTGACTCTGTAGCTTTAGCCACTCGGTTTACAAGACGATTGATTTGCCCTTGACTATAGATGCCTGACTTAGGCATGTTGTCTCTAATAAACTTAGAAAGGACTCGTTTGGATTGCATCAAAGTCTGCGCTCCCTTTCGTCGTTGCTTTATGTTATTACGAATAGCGCTTATCTCCTGAGATATATCTCTGTTAGCTTTGATGTTCATGCTCTTGTCAAGAGCTACAGTAAGCTGCTCCTGTACCTCAACAGATTGAGATTGGAACACAGGATTAGCCCTTAATAATTCAAGTGCTTTAGCTCTAACCTTTGAGAAGGATGGGTTCGCAGAGGAGTCGGCAAAAGCCTCTACCTGACTGTATACATCGGCGTAGATATCTTTACCCACGTTCATACCACCATCTACGTTACCAAACTCTACAGGAACTGTAGGGCTAAACAAGTCAATCACCTCAGACATAGACGCATCAATGGCTTCTGCGGTATACCCCCTATCCATAAGTAACTTCCTAATTGCTGCATCAGCATAGCCATTCTGTCTACCAAAAGAAATGGTATCGTTCATAGACATAGACCCATTGTCTGTCCCTGTCATGAACTGTATATCTTCCGATAGTCCTACCTCTTGTGCTTCAGCAAACAGCTCATTCTGTGAGAGCAGGTCAACCACTACAGCTTGAGCGAATTCGTCAAGCGTTAAGTTTTGTAATTGTTCAGAGCTTAGGTCAGATATGCCGGTAAGCTCTTTGATGAAGTTGAATAAATCGGTAAGCCAATTCTTAAAGTTTCTCTTCTCTGCTGCCTTAGTAAAGGACTCACCCTTATTACCAATAGCTAGTGCCAATGCCTCCTCGCGGATATAGGTATTTATTTCCTGAGGACTAGACCCATCCTTCTTCATCTGCTTAATGACACGCTGATAGTTTTTACTATCCTTTACCTGTTGCACGTATGGTGAATCATCGGGAACTAAATCCATACCAACTTGATATGCTTCAGAGTTTAATGCCTTAGCGGTGTTCAGCCATATGTGACCGAACTCGTGGATAGGAGTGTTGTAGTTTTCAAGAGACGGGTTTAGGTATACCTTTCCCTCTGACACTACACCATAAATCTTTTGGTCTTTAGTGGTTAGCTTATTAGAGTACGCATCTTTTATCAAAGCTTTGAACTCTGCCGCGTCAGTGACTACTTCAACTCCGGGGAATGAAGCGCTCAGTCTAGAAAGAAACTGTTCATAGTTAGTCTTGGTAGAAGGGGCTACACGCGATGATGTACCTGCCGTCATCATAGCAGAGCGCATCTCAGCAGCGCGAGCCTCTTTGGAGGTGGCCGCCTTGCCCTCTTTAAAAGCTTTTATTGTCCCGTAGTTATTGGTTATAAACCTTCTGATATTTTTTACATCAGTAACCCTACTCTTACTAGCTATAGCTTGACCTGCCTTATTGTATATGTCTACCGTTCGTGTGCCGTCAGTGTTAGTTACTACCCTAACATCAAGCGTCCTTCCTTTGTCATCTAAGACAGTGTACTTATCTCGTTTAGTTATTCTCTGAGTAACCTTTTGATTAATCTTTTCTAATGAGCTAGGCAGTACGTTCCAAAACGGAACGGTATCCTCAAGCAATCCAACCGCAGCACCTCGAATATATATAGGATAGTTCGTGTGACTTGGAACATCCTCAGATTGTTGCTGCTCCTCGGTCATCATGAAGTCCCTCCAATTTTTATTGTTAGGGCCAAGAAGTTCCGGAGTTACTTTCCTTCCCTGAGCATCCCTTACCTCAAGCACCATAGTTAACGCTCCCATAGGAAGCCCCTCCGTAAACTGCTCAATGTTAGCAGCTCGGATGCTCTCCATAGTAGCTCCTATCTCCTTGAGTTTAACATGAATATCAACCTTGCTTTGGACTTGGTCCGTAGGGAATAGGTTGGTTATAATATCAGCCCTTAGGTCTGTTCCAAGTTTATCTATGTTAATAAGGAACTCTTCAATGGTTGCGGATTCAATAGCATCTTGAGCTTTCTTATTGTCAGCAGGTTTAGTTCCATACTTCCTGCCTTTAAGATATTCTTTGGCTTGCTCAAAAAGCTCTTGACTATTCTCTTGCTGAGAAATAAGGTCCATCGCATAACGAGCGGTAACCATATTAGAATCCAAGGCACTTGGTTTCATGTTGTAGACTACAGTGTAGTCACCCTTAGATGCCCCAATAATAATTCTCTTAGCTGCTTCCTCATCGATAGATGCCCATGCTACCTTACCGAAGATGCCTTCTTGCAAAGCGAAGAACGGACCGCCCATACGGAATTCATCAACCTTTAGTTGGTCAGCCATCGCTAGGTTTACGCTCGTGTCATATAACTCCGAAAGCGGAATCCTACGCACCTTACTTACAAGCTCTCCATTTTCGGTAACAACAATCGGAACGCTTACCATAGTAGTTTCCTCTACAGTAAAGTCGTTCTCCGCTAACTCAGGTGATACCTCGTTCAATAACTTGGTGGCCTCTCTTACTTCTTTATCTGTAACACCAAAGCCATTCGTATCCTTTTCAATTTGGAAATTCCTTTGAGTAGAGGTATCAAACTTGGAGAAAGAAGAAGCCGTAGAGTAATCCGCAGGCATCGTCTTGCTATCGGGGTCTGCGTTTCGACGCACAATTTTAACGCGTTCTATAAGCGCGTCTTTAACCATGGATTTTTGAGAAGGGTTAAGCTTAGTGGCTGACTCAAATGCAATAGCTACATAGCCGGGCCTGCCGTCTTCGTCCTTAATTACACCTTCCCCACCCTCGTACATTATGTAGTAATACTTTCCATCTACAGTTTTTTCAACAAAATCCTCCCTGTAATTCTCCCTAGGTCTCTCCCTGTCAAGGCTAAGATTAACCTGTTCTCCCTCTGTAAAAGACTCTAGCCCATTGCGAGTTCCATAAGCAAAGAACTTACCTGCATTTACAGGACCCATCAGCTGCTGTCGCTCCTCAGCTCTTCGCTCTTCGGGGCTGACTTGAGCTTGCCGTTCTTTAGCTGCAGCCAAACGACGAATTTTACCTTCAGACCACTGAGTGATAGCTCTGCCATATGCTTCTTGTGTTGCAAAGTCTGACTCTTGCAATGGGAACTGCTCAGCAGCTATCTCTTCAGCTGTATTCCCTTCTTGTCTAGATGCCAAAAGCTCAGCCTCAATCTCGGTAGCTGTTTGCTCAGGGGCGGGGGTTTGAACCCCCGCTTCAGCGGCTGCTTCTGTAACGGCCTGTCGATTCTGAGGGCTGAGCAGTTGGTCAGCCAACTCGGTAGGCGTTACGGTTGCTGTAGTTTCATTAACCGCTGCAGGCGCAACCTCAGGTAGTGGTTGGTTAAACTTATTGGCAAAGGATTTGAACTCTTCTAAGGAAACCCTTCCCTCTATCATCGCATTAAAAACATCGCTAAAAATTCCTTGGTCTCCATCTGAAATTGCCAAACGAAGGCTTCTTCCCCCCGCTCTAGACTGAGTTCTCCCCAATGGTATATCAGCACCTATTTTTCTAAGCGCACGAGTGACCGTGGCTGTCGGGGAATCTCCACTTATTACTGTTCGAATAATCTTCTGTATAGCAAAAAAGTCGTATCCCTCTGCTGCTAGTTCCTTTTTTCTTTTCTGAATTTTAGGTGGGTACCCCGGTACCATCCCGTCATTTACAGGTGCAGCCTCTTCTACTACAGGAGCGGCCTCTTCTACTACTGCTTCAGGCGCAGCCTCTTCGACTCCTGCTAATTCATTTATCTGTCGCAACTGCTCTTCAGTAGCAGGAAACTTTCCGTCCGGTAGTGCAAACTTTGGAATACCGTTGCCTTGTCTTACGGACTTAGCGGCTTGTACGATTCTCCTCTTTGATTTAATCTCCTTAAGTTCAGCAGCTTCTTGTACGCCCAAGGCAGCAAGGGCAGCGGTATTAGCGGGTGAATCCTTACGCCTTTTAATTTTTGCTCGTTCTTTTTTAAATCTGTTTTTTAATTCTACTGCTTTTCTCTCGTACCTATTGAGTTCGAACGTCATCTCATCATCAGTAAGCCGTTCGGTTGGAGCTGCTTCTTCCTGAACTACAGGCGCAGCTGCCTCTTCTACCGCGACTTCTTCTACTACAGGCGCAGCCTCCTCAACAGGAGCAGCCTCCTCAACTACAGGCTCAGGAGCAAACAATCCCTCACCAATTTCTTGAGATAAAGCCTCAGCCTCTGCGTTAACTGCAGCTTCCTCACTAGCTACTACTTCTTTCTGAAACTTGGTAAGCTTCTTACCATCAGCCTTTCTCTTCTCTATACCTGCCACGATACCATTAAGCCTTACCGGGTCAATGGTGCCGTTTCTAAATGCGTTTACGTCTGAACGTATAGGCTTGTCGATAGCCTCTACTACTTCCTCTTGAGCAATTTCTTCCGCAGCTTGGTCTTCGGCTTGAGTCTGCTCGGTAGCTTCGTCTGTTGCGGGTACTCCTTCTCCCACCTCTGCGCTATCTGTGGTTGGTTCTTGTGTAAGTACCTCCTCTGTGCTTGGCTCTTGAATGGCATCTTCAGTATCTATAGTTGGTGTAACATTAAACGCCTCAACATCCCCGACTTCTATCCCTGTATTAACCGCATCAGTAACATCTACATCTTCACTAACCTCAGATAAAAGCCCTTCTACTAACGATGCTGTTTGAGAGTCGTTTGTTATTTGAGCATTGTCAGCTATACGCCTAAGTCTACGTGGGCTTGCATCCTCTATGTAAGAAAGGAACTGCTTCTTTGTCATCATCGTTCTTCCCACACGATAAGACGGTACTCCCTTCCTTCCGTACCCTGCAATATTCAAAGACGATATATCTATAGCGCCTTCAACCACATCTCCCGTCTCGGATATGGTTCTAATCTCTGCATTGATATCAGCTATCGTGCCTTGAAAAACTTCCCTACGGCTGTTGGTAGATGACAGCCCATCACGAACTGCCATTAGTTCCATGAGCCTAGCCCTAGCCTTACCGCTGTTAGAGGAGGATACATCTAACAAATCATTTGCCTCTCTTCGTAGACCTACGTTCTCAAGGACACGCTGCCCCTGCTCAGCGTCTATCTTACCTAAACGAACCATGTTGTCAGTCCATCGCTGAATCTGAGTATCACTTGAACCATCCAAGGCCATGGTTTCGGTATTCATAAACTCGTTAGCAAGACGGAGATTGTTATTTCCCATAGTTTGTCGTGCTATAGTAGCTGCGGCATTAGCCCCTTGGCTACCTATAGAACCTAAGCTCTCAGCAAGCACCTCCTTACCATCTATCTCATCGCCCACAGAGAGCATAGCCAATGCTTCACCCGCGCCTTCTGCTGCAGGGTCAAATATAAATCTCTCAAGAGTATAAGAAGCCACCTTAGCGCCCTTGCTTGCCGCTAAAGCAGGCTTGAATACCTTACCCGCCATTCCTCCTGCTATAAAATCCATAGCAGCGATTGTAATTCCACGCTTAAACCCCCTCTCTTTTCCTTCAGCCCATACCTTCTCGTCCCTCAATGCAAGAAACATTTGTTCAGGGTTAGTAGCATCGTAGCCAAAGCTTCCCGCTGCTTCTAATAGCGCATTAGTATACTCCAATATAAAGGAGTTAACTGACATGCCCGTCCTTACCCCATATCCGAAACCTGTAACGGCACCGGGTAAAGCGCCCACACCAAAAGCTGATACACCAACACCTGCTCCAACAGCGGTTCCTGAAAGTGTAGTTCCTGCAAGAATCTCTGCGCCATATGGAAGTACCTGAGCTAGGGAAGAACCCATAAAAGTAAGGGCAACTTCTGCAGGGTTATTTCTTAAAGCCCTTCGAATCTCAGGTCCTGTACGTGCGTTATTATATCGACTCAATCCACGGGATTGATTTAAACTTTTTGATTCGTTAATCTGAATCATCTCAACAACAGCATCCATCAATGCCTTGTCATCCTCTACGTCAATACTTCCTGTAGCAAGCTTTAATAATACCTCAGCTCCCTCCCCTGTCTTTATACCATTACTCCACTCAACTTCAAATGCCTCTACGTTATCTACAAACTCTCCCCCAATATTTTTATCATGCTTCCTACTAAGGTAAAGCTTGGACTGTTCGTACTGTAAAGCAGCAGCCTGTCTACTAGCTTCCATGCCAAGGTAGTTCTCTACAATTTCATTGTAAGCATTAGCTTCATTCTGAGTGCGAGGTGTGAAGTCGGGTAACTCACTAAAGGGTACACCTAAAGTATCAAATGACTGCTGTTCTAAAACAGCTAATTGTCCCTTCAATTGTTGGTTAGCCTTAGAAGCTTCCTTTGCCTTGACCTGACGTTTTTCCTCTAGGTATACATCAAGGTCCTCTCTCATTAACTTTAGGTCCTCGTCATATACGATATCGAATAACCCCTGAGCCTCTTGCTCTACCCTAGACTTTTCCAAATTAAGCGCCCTCGCATTAAGGGGGCCGCCGTCCTCGTTAAAGTAATCTAGATAGCTCGCATCGGTATCGGTGCTTAATAACCGCTGCTCATCCGAAGTTAAATCGTCGCTGTATATATTGTTCTCAGCCATCTCTTCAAGAAGTAAAGACTTCTTAACTAGATTGTCATATGAATCTAGAGCTTGTTGATAGGAATTATAATCACCGCCTCTCTTTTGAAAGAACAACTCTGATTCTAAATCTACTGTATTAGCGGTCTTCCATGACCCCTCAGCAAAAGCATTGGCTTCTTCCTCAGTATTAAAAGTATACACCTCCCCCCTTTGCCTAGCTCTTTCGATAGCTTCTTCTAAGGGAAGCTCATCCCATGTATTAGCATTGCCATCTGTCCTGTACCCTCCCTTTGGAAATAAAGTAGGCACCACCTTATACACACCGTCCTCCTCAAAGGATGTCATAAGGTGAGAAGAGGAGGTTCCATCTGAATTTCTCCTAGATATAGGCCGAGACTCTTTAGCTCTTAAAGAATTCTGAGCGTTTAATCCGGGTTCGTTGTCAGTAAGATAACCCCCATCGCCATCTTCACCGAGGTTTTCGGGTATAGTTATCGCTTCAGTATAAGCATGGTCCTTAATAAAGTTTCTGAGTTTTACGGATTCACTCTCAGCCCCTCTTGCCGTAAAGGTATCTAGGTCAAATGTTTCCTCCTGAGTACCGTTATGATTAACTACGGTAACAGCATCGCCCGCTCCTGATTCAATAAAATTAAATCCCCACACACCAAAATTCTCTCTTAATATAGGAACAACATCCTCCTCTTCTTGGGCTATAAGCTCAGGGGTTATAAGAGAATTAGCTAGAGCTTCTGCAGGCTCATAAAGCCCTTTCGCTCTCATCTCTTCATCCTTTGAGGCATCTTTTAACCCACTCACTTCACCTGCTTTCGCAAGCTCTGCTGCTTTTGCTTCTGCATCGGCAAAATATTTATCCGCTTCAAGACCTGCCTCTCTAACCCCCATTCCTGAAGGGTCAAAGTACTGAGACTCATCCCGTGAACCCGTTTCCCTTAGCGGTGTAGCTAACCTCTCAGCCTCGGCTGTACGTTCAACTGCTACCTGCTCAGGGGTAGCATCAATGTCTTCAATCGTAAGAGCGGACCGCCCCGATAAACCACTTTCCAAAAGCGAATCCGTAGGCTCTTCTTTTTTTTTTACAGGTGCAGCTTCTTCCTGAGGCTGTACAACAGGGAAGTATTTAGCCTTAAAGTCTTGTCGAGTCTTGCTATATAGCCCACGCGCAGCGACCTCCTTAAATATATTCTCTTGCTCGTTCGGGTTACCGTTATACTTAGCTACAAACTCATCAAAAGATTTTGTATAAAGACCCTGCGCTTTAACAGTATCGTAAAGCAACTGTAGATTCTCGTTCATGTCCGCTAATTTAATCTAAAGCTTCTAACCGCAACCGGTCTCTATACTCTTGTTCCTGATAATCCATGATGTTTGGAATAAACCCTTCTAGGTCTTCCGCTGTAACTTTAAGCTTTGCAGCTCTTTGCTTTAAAAGTAATTCGTTAAGAGCTAACCATTGCTGTTCTGTTATATTGGCAGGCAGTATAATCCCCCCCTCAGTAACATCGTCAATCGCAATAGAAGTAACCCCTACCTTATCTCTTCCAATCGTAGGGTCGCTTCCTGAGCTAGAAAGTACTTGTACTCCAGTAATACCAACTTTGTTAAAGAACGAATTGAATGCGTTTCTTAACACGAGCGGTTGAGTCTCTACTTTTGTACTTAATAGCTTGTCGGGGTAAGAATACGTAGCAACAAGTTCTACCGATGCATCATCACCGTCTTGGTCAGTTATCATATCTCCATACTGAAGAGGGGTAGGAATAGCTTCAGGGCGGATTACCTGCTCAGCACGGCCACCTCTTCCTACCATACTATGACGAGTCATACCGTCTTGAATGCCTGAAGTCTGAAGCATCTCTATTATGTTACCCGCATTACGAATATCATCAGGAAGGACAGCGGTAACGATACGTTCAACCATAAGCGAAGGGTCATCTCCCTTATCCATTGGTGTACGTTTAATAGGATTATTAGGGTCATCCTCGTTTACATCGTAAACAATAATTTGGTCTTCAGTCAACTCAATATAATCAATGAGTGGATTGAGGTTGGCTAAATTATTTAAGGCAGCAGTGGTCTCTTGCGTTATCCGCTCATCCCTTGCATTTATATCTGCCTGAGTAGCGTTTGCAGGAAGCTCAGGTATGTCCGTAAAGCCAAACTTAGCTAGGTTATTTAATGAAGTTTTCAAAGTCTTCTTAGCGGAACCTGACTTGCGCTCACCTTCAGTTTGCGGTCGGTTCTCTCTAGGCTCATATGCTACCTCCTTAATGTCAAGCTTAGACTTAATACTTGTCTCTACTGCATCACCCGCTTGTTCAAGCTGAGCGTCTCTGTTAGCCATTACTTTTTTAAAGTCAGCCTCTGAGATACCGTTAAGGTTAGTATCAGACTCTACCATCATCTTCCTTAACTCAGCCTCACTCTGTCCAAATAAAGAAACCACTGCCCCTGAATCAGGTTGCATTTGGTTGTCTATCATAAGGATAAGGTTAGGGTCAGCCGCCGCAGCCGCAGGGTCTTGAGTAAAACCAAACATCTCATTGGTAACGCCGGTAATTGGATTACCCAATTCGTCACGAGAATTATTTACTCGCAACGTATTGGTAAGTAGCGATGTAACATTAAAGCCATTGGCAAGTTGGCTCTGAACAGCGTTATCAATAGCAGATACAATCTCAGGATTATCTAAAGGGTTCTCCCGTGTCTCTACATTGTTCCTCATAATAACATCGATACTCGTGCCAAGCTGCGTAGCGATACCCTCGGTAGCCTTATTAACATCGTATAAGTCGTACTTGGCATTTAGCCTATTGCGAAGTTGACTAACAGGGGCATAGTCATTAGGGTTCTGCATCATGATGCCATCCTCCCCATCCTTCTTACCAAGGAGTACCTTACCATCGGTAGGGTTAATCCAAAGCCTAGTGTTGCTGTAGTTGCCTAACCCACGGGTAGACTCCATAAGGTACTCTTCTAAAGCTTGAGATGCAGGAAGACCCGTCTCAGGGTCTATCTCCTTGCGCTGCTGAAGCTCTGCGTACTTAGCATTAAAATCTTTTCCAAACTCAAAAGCTTCAGTACTTCCCTGCTGTAGGTTAGCTCTGATACCCGTGTAATCAGAAGGGCGCATCTGACCTGACTTTAAAAGTCTCTCAACCTGAAGCGCATACTGTGCTGTATCACCCGCAAACTTAGATGTCCACTCATTAAAACCTTGGTGGTCACCAAGGGGAGGGTTGTTTATGTAATCATTAAAAGCTTGGATGTCCGCATCAATAGCCGCCTTCTTTTCTGTACGAACACGGGCTTCCTCATTAACCACATCGGACATCTGTCGCCCAACCTCATTCCAATTAATCTGAGATTCAGCACTCCTCTCTACAAATCCATAAAAATTCTTAGCCATATCTTTTGAATTAATCGTTGCCTCCCATTAAGGCACTGTACTGCTCCATATAAGACGGGTCAAATTTTATTTGATTCATCTGAGCGGGAGTAAGGCCACGTTTAAACTGTCGGAAATCTTTGTTTCCCATAGAGCCAATACTGTTAAAATCTAAATTAGAGAATCCGGGACTTGCCGCAGCCCCCATTCCTTTAGAAGCATTACCAAACTTTTCAAATTGGCCTGCATCAAACTGTAGCCCCGCCATAGCTGCTTTTTGAGCGCCTTTGTTTTGCGAATAAAGAGGAAGAGCGGAAGCACCTGCCGCAGCTACGTCAATGCCACTCTGAATCATAGCGGATTTAGCTGCTGCTGCCTGTTCATCATACATAGCCGCAGCACCTGCTGCGTCCTGAGATGTCTGAAGGTCAATCTGAGTTTTTATATCATTAAGTCGGCTGTCCTCATCACGGATATCTTTATCAAGCTGCTGAAGTTCTTGTCCGTATCCAACCCGCTGTTGCTCACCCATCTGATTCTGAGCTTGCTGAAGGTTAGCCAACTGAGCTATACCACGAACCCCTGCTCCCTGCATAGCCTCAACAGACGAAGCGCCTTGAGCTAGTGACTGCTCAAGCGCCATCGTGTAAGGGTCTTTGCTAATGGTACGTCCCTCCTGAAAGTTTACGTCAAGCTTATCCTTTGCCTCATTAAGAGCTATATCTGCTTCTCGTTGAGCTGCCAAAGCATTGTTCTCAGCTTTTTTCTTTTGCGCCATAGAGACACCCATAGTGGTAAGGGCAATTCCTGCGTTAATTCCTGCTACGATTCCTGACATAACAATTGTTGTTTAAAGATGATGTGCTCAGGGAGTTCTTTGTAATCGGTGGTATAAACCTCCTTCTCTGCCTCTTCAATAGTTTCGGCATCAGTCCTATACACGCAGGCCCAAACACAGTCCTCATGCATGTACGCTACCCGCTGTGTACCTGTCTCTGTAAAGACAGTCATAGGGGCTTTAATATACTTAACCTCTCCTGTATCCAAAAGGATAGACATACTGCCCTTCATAAAAAAGGAGGGGTGATTCTGTTTATGGATAAAGCTTACAACTAAAGATTCCTTAGGCATAAATACCTCACGGGTATATAGACCATTATCAAGGTTGTGCTTTACAGGGAACTGCTCATCCATCTCAGTGGTATGGTGCAGTGCTACTCCCGCTATCTCTTGCAACTTCTCCGAAAAACTAGCTATATCTTCCCACAATACACCCCGCTCACTATGTATATGATACAGTAATGATTCGGGAGTCATTAACGGTTGGTGAAGTAATGCTTGCAGCTCAGTCATAAATTCAAAGATAGCAGGTTCACGGGAAGGATTTCATTGCTTCAGACTTAACTACAAATAGCTCGACATGAGTAGTTAAAGAGTTCGTTAAAGTTAACTCAGCATAGTGACCTAAGATGCCTTTAGACTCTGCAACTTGGTTCTTTATAAACATAGCGTACACCACGGGTACACCGGGAGCTACACCCCCACCTGCAGTATCTACGGTATACTGAATTATGTTTTGACCCGCAGCAAGGTTTACGGTAATAGCCGTCACCGTACCTGAGTAAATAGGAGTAAGTGTAGCAGGAGCTACCACGGGTACTCCGAAATAAATCGAGTCCCCAATACTTATGATGCTTCCAATCTCTGTAGTTAAAGCAAAGCTAAGTATCACATTAGTTCCCGCCTGAACCGCATTAGTTGTATTGCCGATACCATTGACAGAACGCAAAGGATACTCTTGCGGCGCATCAGCAGGAGTGGTTCCCTCATTACGAACAAAAGCAAACCAATCGGACTCCTTCTCTACAAAATAAGATGGCTCGATAAAGCCCGTTGTCTGAAGGTCGCTTGTCACGGTAACCCCCCACGGTTGATTCCCCTCTAAAGCAATGGTCTTAAAAATCTTATTAACTACAGGGTCTTGATTTAAAAGAGTGGTAAGGGTAGAGTTATAGTTAACGCCATAGTACTGATTCCTTACGGTATTAGTATTGTGCCTATAAAGAGTCCCTCCTTTAAACGTATAGAGGTACTGATTCATATGCTTTATGAACTCAGGCTCATACGAATAGAACGAAGGCCACCCTTGGTATCCCGGATTAAACGTAAGCGTATAGTTTTGGTTAGATACAGGCATGATTCTAAATTAAGGACAGGCGATAACGTTGTTAGTAATTATGCCATTAGAAAGGGTAATTACATATTGAACGACAGTAGTAGTAGTGCTATTCATTAGATAGCTACCATCAGCGGGATGTGATGTACCCGTGTTATCCGAGAACAGATAGTCATATCTCGATGGTGTAGTCAATGGAGTATTCTGAACGCTTACCAAGTAAACAGAATCGGGTAAAATAGGAGTTGCTCCACACGCAGGGGGAGTAACGTATACCTGTGAGATAAGGAATCTATTAGTATCAGGGATAGGGGCGGCGCACTCTACAGATACTTGATAGCTTGTAGAGGTTGTAGTTAAACATGTAACACCAAGCGTTACTATGCTTTGCCCTGCTATTGGCTTAGGTATAACCTGAACCAACGTCCCTGCCGAAATTCCTGTACTTAAGCTAAGGTTGTTACTTGTAAAAACATAATTCACTTCACTACCCGTAGGAGTAAAAACTGCATTGTAGTAGTCTCTTTCGTCCACACCCGGCCATGAGGCTGCAACCCCAAAGTCGCTAGTTGAGTCACCTAAAAAGAAAGGGCCTGTTGCTATTCGAGTGTGCTCTCCGTCATTAGGGCTAGACCATGTGTTATACCCCGTATTGCCCATGCTAGTAGCAATGCCTACAGGTGCGGCTGATGGATTGAATTTTACAATTACAACGCCTGCATTAGGGCCTGTTGATATATCAATATAGTCTGTAGACTTTACGCCAACAGGTCTTGTTATAGGGTTATTGGCACAAGCCGTAGTGCAGTCGCAATCTTGGCTGTCTACAAAGACTCCACCTAAAAGTTGCCTTACAATTGTGCCATCAGAATAGTACCCATCCGGCGCTGTACCTCCTGAAGGAGGAGGTAAAGTGGCAGTGCTAGAAGTAGCTAGGGTTGGTCCGTTAAGAATATAGTTTGCTGTAGTTCCCATTGATTAAATTTATTATTAACAGCAATCACAACCGATTACAGATTGAAGCATGTCAGCAGCGTTACCTGCGGTTAATTGCACCGAACTTGCATCGGCACAAACAGTAATGCTACCTTGAGAAGCTAGGCTTACAAACTGAGAACTCCTATCGCAAGCAGTATACCTAAAGGTTATCTGTCCTAATCCTATGTTTGAAACAAGTATCGAGCTTCCGTTAGCACACACACAACTGCAACAGGCATCGCCTGCGCTAATGGTTGAGTAACACAAAGAAGTCTCCACAGGAGTCCTATAGTCCCAAACGAGATACAGATAGGTAAAGTCGCCTAGGTTTGCGGGCGCGGTAAAGCTTCCTGTAATTGGCTGAACCGTTGTCTGAGTAGCAGGGAATGTAGTCCCATTCAATATAACTGAAGCTATCTGATTCTCATCAAACAAAGTATCACTTGCCAAGTAATAGAATTTATTGGTTCCCGATGTGGTATTAAATACAAACGTATCTGTTGAGGTTTTATTAGAACCTAGCGTAACTACAGAACCGTTAGTTGGAATAGCTCCCGTGCCTTGCGGAGCGGTAATGAGCTGATAGTCAGACACCACTCCCCCACCTAACACTCCGCCTACGTAAGTAAATGTAACAGGAAACTCCTGAACAGGAGACTGATAAACGCCTCCCTCTACAAAGCTGTACTGATTGTGAATAGTTTGTAAAGTGTCATTAGCATCCGTTACTGTAGCCAACACTAAAGTCAAGTCGTTTGGCGCAGGACACGATACCGTTAGATTTAAATCTACAGAAGCGCCTGTCCCTGTTATTCCAATTACAGCCCGTGTATTAGTTACTCCTGAAGGAAAACTAAAAGAACCCGAAGCTGTGTACGGGCCATAAGTTGTTCCGTCTACATCAAACTCAATAGACGAAGTGCCTATAGGTGTAGGTAAAAAGAATGATACAGTAACATCTCCTGCAGCCCTGTTAAGGTCAACGCAGAAATTAGCGGGTGATGTAGGTGAAATAACAAAGTTGCTGTTAAAGCCACACGGAGAACAACTTGCCTCAACAGGAAGAAGCGTGGTATTATTAGCCAACACATACTCGTTCATATAAGGGTCGAAACCTCCTAACTTCTGAGTATTGAAATTGGTTATAAACATATCCCTAAACCATGAGCGCATACCCTGTTCTGATAGTACTGTAAGCTGCTCCTGAGGGCCATTACCTCTAAGGTTAATTACAGCACCTCGTTTAGCATCTGTGAAGAAAGAATCAGGCCCATATTTTACAAAGCTCTCAGGGTTATTACTAATTCCGTATTCCTCTACACGAGCAATCTGCGTTCCAAGAACCTCAGGAATTGAGGCAATTGAACCGCCACCCGTACTATCAGAAAGCAAGTTCTTACCCGTAAGGACATAAGATATCTTATCCTCCTGAAGAACTAGAATGTCAGTCTCTCTTCCGAAAAGAACTTCGATAGGTCCAAACGATTCCTCAAGAGCTTTAAAGTTGGCAAGGCCAAGGTTAAACTCGTTAAGGCTGTTTACGTTAGACTCGTTATTATAGATGCCGCTGTACGTAATATCAGAAGAACGATGTGCTCTCTTATAATCCTGAGCGCTTACCGAAGTAACACGGTTACCTAACGCTAGTGTTCTACCTGCAGCGGAGTCTCGCACCCTGTAGCTCTCTATACCATTGCCAAAAGAAAAGCAATTAAAGAAAGCTGTGTCTACAACCCCGCTAATATCGTTTGCAATATCCTGATTGGTAACGTTACCGCTATGGTTTCCAAGAGCATCAATAGAGTAAGACTCGGAGCTTTCATAAAATACATCAGGAAGTGCATCAAGTGGCTCTGTTTCAAATGCCACTACATTGCCGCCCCTTACAATCTCCCAAGTTACCTTAGCTTTAGACTCTTTTTTGTTGCTATTTCCGCAAGCCTCAGTTCCCACTGCAAGAAATCTAATCTCGTTTGTATTTCCTGAGCCTGTTCCTGTATCCCTAAACCATCGGACTGCGTATTGATAATTAAATATGTATGTATTTAGGCCATAATTATTGTTGCTAGTATTGGTTACAGGATTTACCATAACAACATTATTAGGAGCGGCTCCGCCGCCTACATAAGAGGTGCCATCATTTAAAGTAGAAGCAATAGCATCTCCTTCAAACCAATCAATAATATCATCGTAATCAAACTGAGAAGTAAATTGTTTGTTGTAATCATACGTTCTTCTTCCGCATGTTGGCTTCTCGCCATCCCCCCTTCCAAGGCGAGTAAACTCCATAGTAAGTTTAATTATACTTCCCGCAGGAATAGAAGGAGGAGTAAAGACTCCACTACTATTAGCTGTTCCGCTTAACCCCGTATATTGAACAAGAGGAGAGAAGCCATCAAATCCTGATACAGAACTAAATGTACCGGGAGCTATAAAGGAGTCAGCAGTAAGACTAGCATTAAATCCGGTGACTTTTATTTTAAGGTAAGTTCCTCCCGGAACTAAAAAATCCTCATTGTCGGAAAGTATAAAGTTTTTTTGCTCTACAGTTTTTTCAAGAACGGTGGCATAGATACAGTTTCTCAACGGCCCATCCGAATCTTTCTTTACTATCAATCGCGTACCCTCCTGTGACTTAGCAGCATTCTCACCCTCTACCAAGAAGTAATTATGGGCTGTAACAGGGTCGTAAAAATACATGCTTGAGTAAATGGTATCATAACCCTGAGCATCAGGTTTAATTACGAACCTATAGCGTGTGGCAAAACTAGGAGCTACTTGTGTAGTGGGTATCGTTACCCGTATGCTATTCTTGGTTACAGAATCTCCACAAGAAAAGAAGGCTGTATTGTTATTACTTGTTAGCGCGGTAGTAGCACGACTAAACTTATCCATATACACTATACCAATCTCATAGCCTCGATTACTATGTAAGCTAGATGTATTACTGACTGTTTGATAAAATAACTCTTGAACGGTTATCTCGTAATACTCATAAACATTAAAAACAGGAGTAACTGTGCTATTTACATATCGCATCGCAGGAAACTGAAATCCTATGCTACTACTTCCTGCGGTATGTAAGGTAACAATAGATGTATTGGCAGAAGTTACTCCGCTCTCATACTCGAACACAGGCGTAGGGTTACCTCCCGTAAGTTGATTTCTTAAAGCGCAATTAAATACGTCAGTAAAAGTCGTTCCGTTACAGTATCCTGTAGGGCTTGTTTCTATATTGGAATCCGTACCTACTGCATTCTGAAACGATTCAGAATTAAATAAATCGGTAACAGATGAAAAAGCCTGTGGAAGAATATAACTCCAAGAAACAATTACACCCACAGTCTGCTCTGTAGGAACAGAAGTCATACCATCATTTTCAAATTGCTGATGGTTAAATAATAACGAAAATTCAAGTGCTACTCCTGCGGTCAACTCAGTTTGTACACTTGATAAATCTAAATTTAAAACAGAATTTGAAACAATTAATGGTGTTCCTGAAGGAGTATATGTGTAAGAACCTGACGAAAGCGAGGTGCTTAAGTTTTGAAGACCTATGTCCTCTTTTATCTCAGAAGCCTGATATCCAATTTGGACAGGAAGCGCTGCTCTATCCACTAAGTTAAACCCTTCAACATAGTTGCCGTACATAAGACGGTTGCCCATCATGGTTTGAGCCTTGGCTAATAGAGGAACATTGTCAAACGTCCTAACAATCTCATCACTAGGGAGAACGGTATATATCTTACTGTTCGTAAATGAGTAATTATAGTTAGTGTTGTCAACATAGCCCTGTTCAGACTTGTCAAATTTCTCAATAACACGAATGATATTATTGGCTATTTCTTTGAATAGCAAGTCAACGCCCACAACTAAACTATCGCCTGAGTTAAAAGTGATATCACAAGTGTTATCCCTATTAACCATCCCTTCATTTAAAAAGGAAGCTGCGCTTAAATCAAAAGGCTTTGGGACAAAAGCAGGAGCAGACCACGCAGAGGTAGCAGAGTATTCGTTCTCCGCATATCGATAACGGTACGCAAAACAAATAAACCTCTCCTCTAAAAAATTCTCTTCACCTCCAACTTCACTAGACACCACATTGGGAGACTCAATAGGAGGAGCCTTAATAACTAATATATCATCATACGTTATAGGGTCATCTACATAGGCGGTAGGCTGCGGGTAAGATTTCTTAATGTTAATCCTACGAGGAGGATTGAAGTTGTCTGTAAAAAACAAAAGGTCGTCTACTAAATCAACTCCGTTAATAAGATGATTCTCGCTAAAGTTTAGCGTAGTGTTTACGCCACCACCGTCATCGCAGCTTACAAGATGGTATGTCGTAGTTCCGCTAATAGTATTGTATGATACAATAATATCTATCTTATCTGTAGCGCTAGGAGTAAACCCTGAAGGTTGATGTACAAACCAATAGATAGTCTCTTCAGCACCATCCTCAAATGCGCCTATACATCTCGCATTGCTTCCAAGAGGGATATTGTTAAAGATTAAATCTACAAGCTTAGTATTGCCCTCAGAGTTTTCTACACTTCCAATATCACTTTGAGATGTAGAACCCAATCGAATGTTTAGAGCATCGGTATACTCTCCGTCAGGAACAAGACGCTTGTCAAGCCCCTTATTCATACGACCCTTCAGAAAATTTCTAGTTGTAGTAGCCATATTATTTTATCCACTTGTCCTGCCCGCGCAGATTCATTAACAACTTACCGGGGTCTATGCTGCTCATACGAATCTTAGCGTTTCGAAGAAGGGCAGCCTTTTTCTTTTTAGCTCGATTCACAACGTACTCCTGAACACCAAATTTTGCATCTAAAATAGAATATTGGATGTAAGCATAGATGTACTCTTCAAACATTTTGTTGAGACTTATCTCTGAATTAACACCATTCTCCATACCATCAGATACATACTCAAGGATACATAGCTCTCCATTCATCTCTGAGCTAAAGTTAATTACCCCCGACTTCTTGTTGATGCTAAAAGTTGGATTGGCATTAGCCGTCTCGGTGTTGAGACCAAACCGCGCACCAATCTGATAATCAAACCACCACCCTCCATCTACATTGTACCCCTCCATACCATCGAACTGAGGATTGTTTTGATTGAGGTAGATGCTTTTCTTTTGACCTGTAATCCTATCATAATCAATGTCCGAGAACTCAGGACGAGCAATGTTTCCATCAATATCAAAAAGAATATTGCAGTCATTATCTTGAAGGTAAGCGTTACTCCAATTCGTTTGGATGTTCTCGGTTAAAGGGCGAAGGACTCCATTCTGATACAGGGACATACGAACCCAATTAACATAGTCAGGAGGAAGGACATAACGAAGTGTCTGACATACAGAAAGCTCAAGGATTTTTATCTCCTTAAGAGCATCATAGTTTAGCTCCTGAATACCACGCTTCGCATGGAACATAATTTTGTACCGCTCCTCGTTATTTACAAGGGAGTGGTTTCCGCTATACATAAGAAGGAAGTTGGTAACAATATCAGCTAAGCTTACATACTGATACGAACCCCAATTTGCATTCTCAGGAGCAACGCCTCCATTCTCATAGTATTGATAGTCAGTAATATATGCCATAATGATTATTGTTGTTGGTCTAATGTTTCCTTAGTGGTAGCATACTGAACCACGGTAGTCTCTCGAATTTCCATGCCCGCCATCTGAAGAATCTTATTAACTAAAATATACTCATCATCAATTGACAACTCGAAATCTTGATAGTCTGCCTGACTAGAATCAAACACAGGCTCTCCACCCGTCACATTAGTGAAGGTCCACTTAGGAGTAAATGGATATCTAATATACTGAGCCTCAACTGCAGTAAGAATATTGAATGTAGCAGGATATGCGGTTAAAAATGCTCCTGCTAATGTGTAAGCCGGATATGTAGTGTCAGGCGCTGTTAACAATGAATTGTTTAAAAGAGTAATCTTACTATGAGTTATAGCTTCAGCCTCTCCCGTAAAAGTTCGCGGTGTAGTTGAGGTATCATAGCACAGCACTTTATTTAAAAGATAAAAGTCATCTCCTGTAGAGTTTACCCCTTGCTGTGTAGATGGTAAGTAAAACTCACTGTCTACATTGTGAGGTAAGTTTCTCGTTACAGAAAAGTAATCGATTACCTCAAGCATCTGCTTAGTCATATTGGCATACTCCGTGCCTGACTTCCTCATATTTTCGTTGTTAATAGCAGTATTGTAATCAGAAAAATATTCATCGAACAACTCTAACTGTGCTTGTTTGGCATACAGATTAAAATCTTGAGGAGAGATATATCCGTAATTGTTCTTGTTTAGGATACCAAGAACTGTATTTCTTACCGAATTAATCATGGGGGGGGCCTTTTTCCAAAGATAGATAAAAAAGAAAGGGAGCCTATTGGCTCCCCTCTTCTCTTACAATATAAGACTTAGTCTATTTAGCCGTTAGATAGTTCTCTAAAGACTTGAGAGATTCTAACCCTTCATCAGTAAGAAAGTACTGCTCACACGCATGGTATGGGTCGCTTCCAAATGGGATGGTAATCATCTTCTTTTTATTACTTGGAGTACTAAACCAAATCTCGGTCTTGTCTCGTCTGAAAGACAATAGACCATTAGAGAAGAACCCCTTAACATTGGATTGCAACGAAAGGTTAGGGTCGTTAAGAACCTGCAAGAAGTCACCCGGATTGTTCTTGGCAAAAATCAATAAGTCTCTACGTAGCTCAGCGCTAGTTTGATTGCTAGGGTCAATACCAAAAGCTACTCGAACAATGTTTTCTACCTGCTCAATATCTAACTCACGGCATGCGATTAACGCATCTACCTCTGAGTTTAAAGTAGCAATTTCATCAGCTGCTTCCTTCTCTTCATTAATCTCTTCAAACTTCTTTCCGTTTAAAGGATGAAGCGCAAGGAATTCTTGAAGCAATGGGTTAGTTCTTGGTACGTGAAGAAGACCATCAATAAAAATGATAGGCTCTCGAAGTACGTTGTCGTCCTGTTCGTCTTCAAAAATTGATTTCTGATTAGGAGAGTATCGCATTACACGATTAGTTCCTGTGTCGTCATCCCAATATAGAAGTGGGATACGGCGACTTCCCGCTGCGGGAATAAAAAATGACAATGGAGTAGCCTTTGTCATGAGTCGATAAAACCTATCGATAGGCTTGAGTTTCTTTTGCATAAGAATGGATTTGATTAGATTAAAAAAGATAAGAGAAGGGTGGGGGTTTGAACCCCCACCCGTCCTTATCATATGATATCTTACTCTGTGAAGAGGAAGAAGTTGTTAGCACCTAAAGTGCAAACCGCTCGCTCAGACAAGAAGTGAACCTCCATCGCATCCAAAGATGAGTTAGACGCTCCGCCTGCAGAACCTGTAATCCAAGTCTTGTAACGACGGTCTTCAGTTTCTGAAGCGCGGTACCGGACGTGAAGGAAAGGTCGCTTAGCGTTCTTACCAAGAATTTGGTCATATACAGATGTAGAACCTGCAGGTACCAACAAACCGTTGATACGTCCTGAACCTGCGCCACCCGCAAGACCACCACGCATTGTTGGGTCGTTCAAGTATTTCCAATCTGACTTATAGAAGTCATAGCCACGACGGAATCCGGTGAAACCAAGATTCAAGGCCATGTCCTTATCGTTGTCAAAAAGACCATACGATGTACCACCTGCTCCGTAAGAGTTCTGTGCAGCCAACATATCGTCGATATCGAATCCGAAGTCACGGTTGACGAAAACTACGTTCTCTTCAATCGCTCCCTGCTTATCCAATCGGCTAATGATGGTGTCCCACTCTGCCAAAGCAGCAGGGTTACCTCCGTTGTAAACATTACCACGGTCATTCACTACATAGAATACACCTTCAGAACCCGCAGCAGTATTGCCTGCAACACCTGCAGCAGCATTACTACTCAAGGCAGCCAAAGCTCCTGAACCTACTTCAGCAGGAACAGCTTCAAGCATTGCTGTCTCCAAGTGGTCATCAAAACGAAGGCGAGTCTCATGCTCAGACTTCAAGTACCACAGGTATCCTGTTGCACCATTCTCAGTCGTTACTTCAACCCATCCGATTTGAGCCATATCAGAACCTGATACCGCATACTTGTCCTTGAGGATGATTGGCTTATTCTCGAAGAATACGTCATCAGACTCTAAAGAACCAACCATACCTGCAGTTCCTTTAGCAAACTCAGAACCATAGATAAATACAGTGTACTTACTTGCAGCGGCTGCGTTTACGAAACCTGCTGCGTCATAGAATGCAGCGGTAAAAGTACCGTTTGCAGTGTTAACCGCAGTCACAACAGCTTTGTATTCACCAACTACAGTAGTACCTGAGATAACAACAGTCTGACCAACCCGAATAGCGATAGCGCCTGAACCGGGAATCAATACATCGTTAACGGTAAACTGAGCTGTAGTTGCTCCTGCACCTACAACCGCAGTTGTACAGTCAATGTACTTAACGTGGAGACGACCCTGCTCTGCCCACTTAATGAGGTCAGAGTTAGAAGGCATCTCGGCACCTACCATACGCAAGAAAGATGCGATAGTTCGGTTGCCATACCGCTCGAATTCTTTTTCATAAGTATCAGGGAGATACTGATTCAAGAAGTTGAAGTCGGTAATATAATTTGTTTGTAACGCCACCTGTTCAGCACTAGGTTGTAGTGCGAATGTGGGCGTTGCTGCTACTTGTCCGGCCATTTTTTCTAAATTTTAAAGTTAAGTCCTACGTGGACTACGAATTTTTAAACCCTTCCCGCTTGATTGCGAGACGGACCTTACCTGCATCCCGTCTTTTTTAGTAGAAACCTGTGGGATTGAACGGTCAGACATATTGACATTCTTAGTCTTCTTCATTAAATCATCCACTGCCTCTGCCTTGCCTTGCTCATAAAAGAACGAAGCAAACTTTTCGGGATTCATTGCCATTGCTAAAGACCGGTGATAAGCATGAGCATCGGTTAGCAAACCCTGTTCATCCGTAAACTGTTGAATCCACGGAAGAGGAGAGTCCTGCATTTTTCTTAACTCATCTTTATCAGAAGGCGAATAAACCAAAGAGCGGTCACCAATATTGAATTCAAAACCTTTGAACTCTTGGTTAAACACTTGATTTGTTTTGTCAACAAACCAATCCCTTCTACGTTTTATCTCTTCCTCTTGATTTTTAGCGTTAGCTGTATACTGCTTGTACTCTTGGTACTCTTCAGAGTTAGAGAGAGAGGAATTTCCCACTGACTCAGCAGGGATTCGGTATTTCTCTTTAGCTTCTTCGAAGTAACCCTTTGCCTTTGCAATAATTTTCTTTTGCGCTAAGCGCGTTTTTTTAATAAAGTCCTCATCATCGAGTTCTTCGTCATATATATAGTCTTGAAGCATAACCTCAAGGTCGTCATCGTCCATACCTTCTTCCATCTCCGTCTCACGTAAGTAAGCGGCTATTAAATCTTCATTAGCTAAAGCAGAATGGTCTTCATTTAACTTCATAAAGTCCTTAATGCCTCGCCCTGTCTCTTTCTTATACTTAAAAAAAGCAGACATCTCTTCATCCATCTCCCCGTTATCCTCACGAGCAGACTTTAAATCCTCAAGTGAATTAATCTTCATGCCTAAACGAGAATTAATCTCGCTAAGCAGTTGTTCTTCTCCAAGCTCTACTTGTTCTTTAACAATTTCTTCAGCTACCTCCTCTTGATTTTGTTTAACGGGATTCCTTAAATCAATTCTAGCGATATCGCTCTCTTCAGTTGATTCAGGCTCACTAAATTTTGCTTCATGAGCTTCAAGGAGCTTGGACTCTTGCTCTTGAATTGATTGAGTCTCAATAGACTCTACCGCTTTTACTTGAATTCCTTCCATTTGATTTGATTTGTACGAAAGTAACTAATTTATTCTACCTAGCGTGGACTAAATTCAGCCAAGTCAAAGCCATCTAGACTATCCTCATTGGATTCAAATGAAACCGCAGGTAAATTGTTCTTTCGTTGATTTATAAGCTTAGACTGTTGAGTGTTCTGCTGACTAATGCGGTCAGACTTAGCCGTCTCTCTTTGGTCTTCACGAGTTTGTATCTGAGACTCTACAATATCCTTCAACTGCATCTGATAATTAAACTCTTCAGCCATTAACTGACTCTTAAGCTTAGCCTCTGCTTGTTGCTTTTCAATTTCAAAAGCAATCTCAGCCTGCTTAAGCTGCATCTTGCCTTGAAGCTCCATCTGCATCTTCTCCATCTGACCTTGTTGCGCTGCTTGCTGCGATTGAAGGTTTTGTTGAGCCTGAACTGCCTGCTGCTGCATAGCCATCCGCTCCTCACGGTCTTGCTTAGCAATTCTCTTAACTTTTAAAAACTGATTGGCAAGTTTAAGATTCTTAATCTCTCGAATATCAATAGCATCCTCAAGATTAATGTCTCCTTTAGAAAGAGCCATCTGAATGTTTTGCTCAAGCTGTGCTTTTTGTTCTTCGTCAGGAGTTACCTCAATAAAGATTCCGAAATCGTAGATATACAAGTCGTTCATGTCTCGTAAGACAGCAACGTTATACTTTCCAATCTGATTTATAAATTGGTCTTTAAAGTCAGCATATTCAAGGATGTCTCCTATTCTATAGGTAAGGCTTTCGGCTATAGTTCGGAACATATACAGGCTACCATCAAGGATATGACGGGTTGCTGTATTAGAATTAAGTGCTGCTAGTTTCTGAACACCTACAAGTGAGTTGGGGTCAGGCGTAGAGCCATCTCTAGCTTCATTAAGACCCGTAACATCACGAATCATCTGAAGATAGTGGTTCATATTTTGAACTAACATCTGAGCCTTACCTGAAGCGCTGCTTGATGTAAGTTGCTGAATAGGGATACGCCCTTGGTTATACTCTCCCTCCTGAGTATAGCTTCTTCCAATTACACTACCCGTTTGAAAAAATAAACGAAGAGCATCTGATGGATTATAAGCGTTCCCCGTTCCCAAGTCTACTTCATTAAGACCATCAGCGTCAATGTAGACACCATCAGGGACTGTCCTAGAAATAACCTGCTGAAGTTTAAGGTGAGTAATCTGAATTAAATCAGCAAATGGAATCATACGCCGAGTTAAAGATTCAATCACTCCCTTGTACATACGAGGAGCTACAGCTGTATAATTAGAAAGGGCATGTTGAGACGCAGACTTAGGACGAACCATATTTTCTGCCATCTCCCACTTAAGAACAATATTAGTTCCCATAACCATAACCCCATCATACCAAACATCAATGGTTTTCTCAAGCTTCTCAAACTTACCATCATCCATCATCTCCTGAGGAGGATTGAATTGGTCGTCCTTCTCAATGACTCGTTTATTGTCTCCATCTACCTTCTTCTTATAGACAATCTTTTTAGTTGTCTTATAGTTGAAGTACATAAGGGTAGTGGTATCTCTATAAAAGATATCATTGTCATAGTACTGAGCTACATTATAATAGTCATACCAACTCTGCCCTGATTTAGAAATAACCTCTAAGTCTTCCTTAGTTAAACTAGGGTCAATTTTTATAAGGTCGTTAATTGGAACAGTTTTAATTTCTCCCCAATAAAAACAATCCGTAAAGTGAGGGTCTTCGGTATAGCTGTATACCACGTTGGCCGGGTCTACATACTTTACTTCTACACCGCTTCCCTTTAAGAATTCAGTTTTAGCAACTGATATACCTATAACAGTTAGGTCATAGTCAAGACGCTTACGAAGGTCATGGTAATGATTCTCTTCAAGAATAGTATTGATAGCCTCCTCTTCTGCAATCTCAATAGCGGGCTTATACTTAAGCTGCATGAACAGCTGAAGCTCTTCATCAGAGTTAGGCAATTCATCAGACGGAACTACAAATGGGTCTACACCGCTTTTCTGTTGAATATTTTCAAGAAAGGGTTTAGCAACCATTTGACTTTCAATCAAATCTTGAAATGCACTTCGTCTAGATTGAGACAGTGCATCTTGAGATTGAGCCTTAACCTTAAAAAGACGCTCTGACATTCCGTTAACGACAATGTCAACGAACTTAGGGAGAATAGGAACAGGAGTCCAATCAAGATTTAAATAAGATAGGTCACCATCAACAGCTAATTCATTTTTATATTTCGCAACCGATTGCTCTCCACGAGCATACAACCGTAAGCGATGAAAGTCTCGCCATTGACTGTAAAACCTGCATTGATTTCCATCTTTTTTAAACCATTCGTACTGAATAGCTTGACCTATCTGCAGGCCAAATTCATCAGTGGCTTTTTCCGCATCTGATACAAACTGACTTGGAAAGCCTGTAGATGAAATATTTATAGTTACTTCCTTCATCGTATTATCTCGCTTGTCGTTCCATTGTTAGTGTACCGAGCGAAGTTAACGCTAATTTTTCTTTGTTTTTGTTGCGGCAAATACAGGTGTTTTTGGTTTGCCATAATTGCTAATCCGGAACTAATTGTAGCGTCAAACGCAGTACGATTATTAATATCAAACTTTGCCCAATCCTCAAGTGTTCTTACAAAAGGCATCATACCCATTTCATCAGACTCTCTGAAAGTTCCCTCTAAATCAATGCCTACATGCTTCTCAATATAAGATTCTATAGCTGATGCATGAGCCTGTTTTACGTCTTCGCTTGAGTTAGGAATTCCACCCAACTCTTTTTCTGTCTTAGATAATTTTATAAATGGCTTATCAGGGCGGTTCATACAGAAACCCCTGTATCCTCTGTTCTTAAAGTGGTAAAGAAGTCTAGGTTTGTTGTTCTCAATTAGGATAGGCATGCCATAAAACACACAGGCCATTAAGACATCCTCAAAGAAAATCTCAGCGGTCTGAGGACGAGCGACATACTCTAGGAAAAATTCATTACTTGGAGCATCTTCCATGCTAAATTTAGTAAGACCATGAAGAGCACCGTTAGAACCTCCTCCACCTACTACGCCTGATATATCATAAGAGTCACACCCTAAAGCTCCTATGTGTTCATTAGCCGGATACTTTACGCCATGCTTATCAATCATTTTATTTTGCAAGTTCTTATTCGGAGTCCACGAAATATAAAATCTTCCGCGTTTATCAGGATAGAACTGAACCTTTGTGTCTTTTTGACCATCCTTCCAACCGAACGACCCCCTAGTTACGTAATGGTCCCGTATTAAAGATTCCGAATAATCAAGCTGCTGATAAATCTTAGTGAGATTAAACAATGAAGATTTACTTTCATCTCTAAAAGCATGCGACTCAGTTCTAGGAAACTGTCTATAAAACTCATTAAGCGCATCAGGGTCATCTTTCAAAGACGCTACTTCAGCATCCCAATAATCTATAGCTCCATTTTTAATGTACCTATCATCAATACCTCGTATAGGTTTCAAAGGAGCCTTTAATACCGGATGCCCATATCGGTCAATAAAACCCTCCATGTTGTACTCCATAGGAATAAACAAAGAGTACATACCGCTTTTGGTTTGACCGTTTGCGTTTCGAGTATTAATATCAGAGTCTTCGTAAAGCTTTTTAAAATTACCACCTCCTTTATTTAAAGCGTTAGAGGTAGACCCCATCATACATTTTCCAATAATCCTGCTACCCAATCGGAGACAGGTTTTAGTTACCCTCCAATTATTTTGAATGTTGTTTGGCTTAATCCACTTACCACTCTCATCGTGAACTAAAAGCAAAAGCTTTTCTCCATCGTAAGAGTTATCATCTGTGTTCTTCCAATCAATGGTAGTATCAAGACCATCAAGGTCCTCTGATGCCACTACGTGCATATTTTTTTTGGTAATCTTAGAAGCAGGAATTCTAAATGCTAACTCCGTCTTTGGCTTATCCATACCGTCTTGAATAGGCTTAAAGAAAAAAGGAAGTCTATTAGCAATAGGAACCACCTTATCAGTAAACATCTTCTTAGCATCTGACCCCGTCTTAGATAAAATACCTACCCTTGAATCTTTAGCTAATGTCCCTGTGTTTACACATTCAGATGAACCCATAAAGGAAAAACCTGAACGCCTAATTTTTAAATAAGACATACCGAAAGACCTCTCATCCGCCTTACATGCTTCCCAAAAAATATAGAATATTCGGTTCGCCTCTCTAAAGTCAGGATATCCAACATCAATGGATGCCCACTGTAAATAAATATAGTGAGCGCCCGTCATATAAGTAGGTATGCCTTTATTCAAAAACCAATGCCCATTTTCTCTTGAGTCAAACTCAGCTTCAATGTAATCTATCCATTCATTCTTAAATGGAGATGGCATTTCATTCCATTGAAATATAGATTGAATTCGCTGCAGCGGTTTAGGTAGCTCATGTCGAATCCAATAATCCGGTTCTTTAGATAACTCTTTAGGAGTCGGAGGCAAAGCAATATCTAATCCTGAGATATTAATAACATCTCCAATCTGTCCTGTCTTAGATATAACAACAACCTGATACTTTTCATTATAACCATACGCCCATGTCTTTGCACGGTTTTTATTAACAAGTACAGACTTGGGAATAAATCCCGGCTTAGGGATATAAAGGTTATTTTCTTGCTCGTTGTTCTGCAAATCCTTGTTTACTATCGGTTCTACTTGAATCTCTGCTAAGCAAGTTAAGCTCTTCCTGCTCTGATTCTATCTTGTTTAAGATATCAAAGGCATCAAAAATGCAAAGCTTCTTAGTAGCTGCTGCATTTTTTAATTTGTCAGCCGCTAATTCATCCTCTGCGTCAGGCTTAATAATATCTTCTTTAGCAACTTTTATTAGCTGCTCTACTGCAGTATAACCTGCAGCAATTACCTGTGCTTTTAGTTCTGAAGAATTCATAAAGAGAAAGCAATTTGGTGGTCGTACATACGGTAAAGCTTTTCTCCATCTACAGTAAACTCATACTCTGAATCCGGAGTAAAAGAAACTTTAGTTCCTTCAACTATTCCTTCTTTTAAAAGATATTCATTGGGGTATTTCATTACACCCATTAATGGCTCTTCTGATGTAGGTCGAAATATAGAAGAGTCTTCAGGAGGAACAGGTTTTACAAAACAATATCGATTATGCGGGTGCCACTTATCGTCTTGCTTGTACATAAAAAATTGGTCATCATCAATTAAGAAAAGCTCTTCCCATAAATGACTTTTACCGCTACGTCTCTTTCCTGAGATATCATTATAAAACTTAAATACATTATGATGAACAAGAAGAATATCTCCTGTTTTTATTGGCCCATCATATTCTAACGGAACTTCCTTTACTACAGCAAAACGATTAGCGGCATGGTGATTTTCTTCAGATGTACTTGTTACAACTTCTACATCACCCATAATCTTTGTATTGTCATAACGTCTTTCCCCAAAAGGGAAAGCTATAAAACAAGTTGGAGAACGCATTAAATATTAAGATTGTATTCTATAGAGACGGGCATAGTTTGACGAAACTCTTTCCATAGAAAGACCTCCGCTCCTTTCTCAATCCAAATAAGAATTGAAGATGTAACATCCTCCTGCCTAATATGATGAATGGTATATGCACCACTCAATACCTCTTGTCCTACGATATAGTGCATAGCACCACCCTTGTAGTCCGACCCAATTGATATTTTACGGATATCGCGGGCCATCTATCTCACCGCAACAACGGTTGCGTTAACATTGCCCACTATCACACTAAAGGAAGTATTAGAGCTTAAGAACACTTCAAAGTAATCAGCTGTTGTGGCAGTCTGAATAGTCTGAATAGTAGTGGATTTAGAATCTGTTGCCGAAATAGTCTGCTCGGTATCAGCCAAAGCAACTCCATTCTTATAAAGAATAAAATTGATGGCAGGAGAACCCGCGACAGCCTCCGTAGAGACTACAACAGTAATAAGGAAGAGGTTGGTAGTAGCAGGAGTTCCCGAATCAGAATAAGTTAAACGATTAGTTGCTGCCGCCCACTTAGAAGCTGACCCCTGAGTGTAAACATTAGCAAGAATTACAGGACTACCTGCGAGTACAGTGGTAGTGCGAGTAGTAGAATACCCATTGAGATGACCGGAACTCAGGGCAAAAATGCTTCCAATAGTATAGTTCTTGGTAGCATCGAGATTATCAGCATCAGTTCCGATTACAAAATCAGCAAGACTGATAGCAGCATCAACAGGGTATGTACTAATCTTAGCCATCTTATTCTTTTGGTGTTATTGCTCCGGTTTCAATATTCAAAGTAATATCTACCCCATACTTTTCAGTGATAGATTTTTCTACTTCCGCGAATTTATTCTTTAGAGAACTCATGTTTAAAAGCATCTCTGCCTTTGCCAACACGTTGTCTGCAAGCTGAAGCTTAGCTTGGTTAACTTCTTGAAGCGACTCCCGCAAATTCTTAAGTTCGTCGGGAGTAAGCGCGGTGGGCTGATTTTTCTTAGCCATAGTAAATTAAATTAGATTGGTTCAAATATAAGAATCTTCTGTAAATACTGACGTAATAAAAACAAGTTACTACATAAGCGACTCAATAGTTTCTATGTCCCTAGGCGTTAACCCGTCCTCATCATGACTTAATTGCATACCCGTAGCCACCGCTTCTGAATAATTTCCGAGTACGTGGTTAATAAATAACTCCGCACCCGTAACCGCAATAACATCATCGACTTGTTGTTGTGTATACCGCATTATCCAAAGGTTTGAGTGGTATTTTCTATTATTCCAAAAATTCCATAATCCGTTTCTTCCCCTGAAAATGCTCCTGTGTCACTGCCTTTTAAGCTAAAAAAAGAAGCGTCAGTTTGGCTATTAAACTTAACAACCATGCTCTCTATAATGGGTTTATTAGAATATGTTCCCGACTCCCAATGTATTTGCCACCAATTATTTGCTGCACTCGTACCCAAAGCCCACCACATACTATTGGTTGAACTATCACATGCTTTAAACGGTGCATAAGTTGCACTATAAAAATGACCCGCATTTACAACAATACCCGTTTCACTTGTGTTTGATGTAAGGTTAGTAGTAGGGTATTTTGTTCCGGTTCCTCCGGCTGCTGTCCAAAATCTAATCTCACTTATAGCTAAGCGAGCAGAGGTATCTGCGCCCGCTGAGGTAACACCTCGAACTCTAAGATATCTGTTTTGAACATTAGAGGGTGTATAGGTTCCGGTAGCAGCTGCGCTTTGAATTTTATCCCCAAACTCCTGAGCCTTAACACTAACTGTTCTTTGTGAGGTAGAGGAGTTTGAATCCACAAAGGTCAATAAACTCCCAATGTGGTTACTCGATGAATCTAACTCCCTAGTAACAGAACTATCTAATACAGTAACCGTACCTCCCGCTTTAGATTGTACCGAATAATTAGGGTTGGTGTAGGAACTCGCGTTGGTTACCGTAATAGAAATTGCACCAAAAGTTCCACCCTCTACAGATATAGTAGGTGTTGGCAATGTTGCACTACCACCACCCTGAGTAGTGAAGAATCCATCGATTCCATTTATGTCTGTTGTCGAAACTCCTGATATACTTGCCATGATTAACTAATTTCAATCCAATCCCTAGAGGGATTAAAGTATACTTTATTTGTGCCAACCTTGTGGCCCACAACTCTAACTACATTGCCTGTAGTAAATCCACTTACATCATCAGTTAACGCACCCGCCGTTGTGTCTAGATATATTACATCTCCAATGCTTCCTCCGGGGTCATTATTTAAATATACAACTCCATCCATAAGTAGAGGGTCACCTGAAGTTCCTGATGTAGCCACACCCAAAAGACCTGTAGATAATAAGCTAACAGATGAAGCATTAGATGTAGTCCATCCACCTGAAGTAAGGGCGTGTACCCTTCCTGCGGCAAGAGTCTGACTTCCAAACTCTAACACACGACCACCTCTACCATTAGCACCTGCAGATGAGGCAGTAGATGTATCTAACTTTATCTGACGCATATAAAGGACGCTCGCGTTACCCCCTATTATATTTCCGGTTATGTCTAAATCAGTTCCGTCCCACGTCAGATTAGCATCAGCGCCAAACGCACCTGAATCATTAAATTGTATTTGAGTGTTGCTGCCTGCAGGTGTCCCCCCTCCTCCTGCTGCAATCCAATTCGTTCCGCTGCCTGTACTCGAAAGAACCTGACCGCTTGTACCAAGGTCACCGGAGCTATCCTTGAATCCGCCTGTAACCTCTATATCCCCCGTAATCTTAACGCCTGAACTTAGGGTCTCAAACTTTTTTACATTACCAAAACGGATTTCAGTGGCTCCGCT